GACTGTCGGCACATCGGTCGACTTTCCAAATGGCGCGGAAATCCGCTTGCCCGACGGTCGGCTGATTGGCCGCGTGACAGGGCCGAACACAATCGGAGTCGTGGACTCGTCCACTATCGAACAGATTGAGTCGGGAGAGTTGCAGAGCCTTAGCGGGGAATTCTCGTTTCGCGAGACGTTCAACCTCGGCCCGGCGAAGCCACTACGGGGCAGCCTCGCCGAACTCTTCGGACTCCCCGGACCGCGCCGGCCGCCTCCCGAGGGCAACGTCGAGCCGGGCAGCGTCGGCCTCAAGCGCCCGGTACGTCCTCGGCTCACTAGGAAGGTTGCTAGGGGGTTGCTCGGGTTGGTCCCACATCTTGACGCCTCCGTACTTCTGAGCGGCAGGGGGAAGGCCACCAGCGACTTACGGGCCGCCGTGGACTACCTATCCCTACTCGCCCGGTGGTTTCGGTACAAGAGCGGTTGACGGTACCCGGTCGAATCGTCAACGTCGGTACGCTACCGCACGAAACTGTGACGCAGGTCTTGATTTCGTCAACGAAGGGTAGTAACCTACCCCCAGTCGATAAACAAACCGGAGCAACGACCATGTACTCAACCGTCCGCACCACGATTCGCCGCACCACGCGCACCTACTCGGGCCGCGCCCCGGGTTACTACGTGGTCCGCAGCAACAGCAAGGGCGTGGTTAGCCAGTGGCTGAGCGGCCCGCACGCGACCCACGAAGCGGCGATCATCGCGAAGGGGCAGTCATGACCCGCCCCGAAACGTGGCTGCCCCCAACGATCCGCCACGCTCGCGAGCGCGAGACCCGCGCGGCGAACCGCACGGCCCGCCTCATGGGCGCGGTGTGCGTCCTCCTCTGCCTCGTCGGCCTTGCACAGTGCGTGCTGACCCCGACGTCGCCGCTCGACGCCTACCGCCAGCGCAATCAGGCGTGCGCCGACCTCGTGGCCGCGCACCCCGACGACCCGAACTTGAAAGAGGAATGCGCGAGGTTACGGCAGTGATAGACGATCCCCGTTACTCCCCGGTCGAAGCGTTGTGGGCCACGGTCGCGCACGATCTCACGACGCCCACGCGCGCGATGGCTAAAACCGCCGTGCGCCGTATCCTGCGCGGCTTCGATACCTCACTCGACCGCGCGATGGGTCAAGTTTCGATAGCTTCGCGCCCGGCCCACTACATTCATGAAGTCCGCCGCGTATGGGTCGGCCAGCGCAGCGCGTTTGATGGCTACCTAGACAAAGGTTGGCCGCGCCTCGTGCACGACGTCTCGCACGCGATTTTCCGTGTGCGCCAGCCGCGCGCCAGACCACACGACCCGGGCCACGATACGCTTGAGCTTGAAATTGCGCAGTATGTAATAGGTCAGGACTGGCACATTGCCGTCGAGGTCAAGAAACCGAAAGCGACCGTCGACGACAAGCTCGCCGTGCTCGACGCCCGAATCGCCCGGTGGACCACGAAACAGAAACGCGCGACGACGGCGCTGCGCAAGCTCAACACCAAGCGCCGCGCGATGGTCCGTCGCCGCGAAGCCACACTAACCGAGGACATCCTGTCATGAAACTAACGACCTACCAGACCGATGCACTGCTGGTGCTGCGCGCACGATTGGACCCGACACACCCGGGGTTCAATGCGAGCGACGACATTGCCGACGCGCTCAACGTCGCTCGGTATTACCTCGACTCGTGGGTGTTCCCCTACCTCGACGTGATCGCGGGGGAAAATAAATATTCCCGCGAGTACTTGGCACAGGACGCCGACTATGTGCGTATCAAAATGCAGGAGGCCAAGACATGTACGCCCTGATCCTGACGTTCGCCTGTGCCGGCTGTGGGCCCTCTGGCGCCCTCACCATCGGCCCCCTGACGCAGAGCCAGTGCGCGGCCGTTATCGCCGACATGCGGAACGTAGAGGCCACGTATCGCAACGCCCCGGCATTCATGGCGTGCCTCCCTGAGGACCTTACCCGGGCGGCCGTCAACTCGGACCACTGCATCCCGACGCAGTTCACGCAATTGACTCCCGCAGTGCACCAAAAAGTATGGTGGTGCAACAGTTGACGAAACTGTGACGCAAGTCTTGACTTCGTTAGTCGGGGGTAGGATACTAGCCCCACTGCAACGAACTGACCAACCCGGAGAAACGCCATGCTGATTTTCATCTATAACGTCGTCGACCGCAAGCTTGTCAAGGTCATTGATGCTTCGGCCGAAAACTACTCCGCTGGCGCCCGCGACGCCCTCAAGGCGAACGGCGAGGCGATGCTTAACCGTTGGGACTTTAAGACGTTCGCCGACGCCGACAAGATGGCCGCCGAGGCAACCACACTGACGGGGCGCCTACACATCGGCACCGATTCAGGCGAGCACGTGTCGCCTCGGTACGATGTGATCGAGGCCCCGACCGTCGGTCAGGAAGTGTCGTGTTACTTCAACGGCGACGCGTACCCGGCCGGTAAAATCGTGTCGATCAGCAAGACGCTCAAAAAGGTCGTGACCGACGACGGCACCACGTTTTTCCGCCGCCGCAACTCGGGCGCATGGGTCAATCACGGCACGTGGGCGATGGTCGAGGGCCGCCGCTCGGAACGGAACCCCTCGTTCTAAGAATCCACCACCCGCCCGGGGACTGACACCCGGGCAACTTTGGAGCCCCGAACATGTCCGCCCTCTACAGCCTCGACGACTCCCCGACCACGGTTCGCTTTGGCGAAGCGTTCAACGACTCGGACTCGCTTATGGTCTACGACGCGACGGGAGGGCTCGGCAAGGTTGAACCCTATTGGACCGGCTGTCGCTGGTACAAGGTACGGGACGCGCGCGGCGTGATCGTCGCTCACGTTCGCCGGTACGCACAGGCACTGCCGCGCGCTCTGATCGGTCAGATTCTCACTGACGCCCGCAACGCTTGACTATCGACAGGGACCGCCACCGGGGGCAACGGAGCACCGACCATGACCACTTCCAAACTCTCCGCACAGATGCTCGACGCGCTTAAAGCGCTGTCGATTTCAAATCACAACTACCTGCCCGCGTCGATGGGCACGCGTCGCGCGCTGATCCGCCGGGGTCTCGTCATGTACCACAACGGCTACGCCTATCTGACCGAAGCGGGCCGGGCCGCGCTTCGGTCATGATCGTCAAGACGACACGGATCACCGCTTGACTATCGACAGGGAGGCTACTACCGTGCGGCTTCGGACAGTAATCATCGTGGGGGTACTGGTTGTTGCGGCGATTGTCGCGCTTGACGATTGGGCGACTGGCATCCGGGATTCGTTACATGCTATCCCGCGCTAAGGTTCCCCCCGTCATTCGGCTCGACCCGTACATCGGCGCCGCACCCCGACCGACATTCCGCGAATGCGCCAAACGATGGGAGGCGCTCCGTTTTCTCCGCGAGCGCGGCATCACAGAGCCGCACCCGCTCCGCTCCACTACTACCAATCTGCTAGGGGTTTCACGTGAAAAAAGTTGACTACAAGGGCCTCGCACCGTCCACGGTCAAGCGAGTCAAGGCCGCGTATCGTCTCGGGCTCTCGAACGGCAAGGCGCTACAGAAGCTCGCGAGCGCCCCATATATATTTGAAGTCCGGAAGGAACGCGACAACGCTCTCGGGAAGGTCTCGACGTACCTGACCGAACTCGGCAAGAAGTCCGAGCGCGACGCGACGCAGTGGCTCCCGCGCTGTCAAACACTCCTTGGGGGCTTAGGAGACGGCCCGGGCATCGGTCAATGCACGCTCGCCGACAAACACCTCGGCGACCACGATTCCCGCGCACCGATTGTCGACCTCGGCAACGGTGAGCTTGGACGGGTGGTGCCGGGCGCCGAGCCCGCCTGCGTCGTGTGCGACGGCAAGCCGAGCGCCGAGAACTCGCCGTGTGTGGGGTGCGGAGCGATGGTCACGGCGGCGGGAGTCAATCAGTACGAGAACGACGGCACGCCGCCGAGCGTCGACAACGAGTCGGGCGACTGCGCGCCATGAGCATCGAGCACGGTCCGCCCATTGAGTTGCGGATAGTCGTGACGTCTCACGGCTATCAAATCTCGCAATGGCGGCCAGCCAACGCCATGAACCCGCCCCCGTGGCGCACGGTGACGCCGGTCAAGTGGGAGGAACTCTCCGACGCTGAACGCGAGGAGATCCGCACCACGAGCCGCAACGCGCGCTTTGCGTTCAACGAGCCGCCGAAGTGAAGCGCTGGCCCCTCGTCTGGCGCTCGACGCTCGGCCTTGAGCGATTGCGCGGCGATCTACTTAAAGACCGACTTGAGGAATCGCAGGCCGCGTTACGTCTCTGCCGCCGAGAGAATCGCGACTTACAGCAACAGATTACGGTGCTGTTGAATAGCACGTCGGGCAAGCGCCAGTAGCATGAAGCCGAACCAACTCGAACACGACCGACGATATAACGTGACCCCCAAGGGCCGTTATAAACAGCACAAGGCGAAGTCGAAGCAACGCGGCATTGCCTTTTTGCTCACCTTCGACGAATGGTGGGACATCTGGTACACGTCGAAAAAGTGGCCGCTACGTGGGAACCTCCCGGGACAGTTCGCGATGTGTCGGCTCGACGACGCGGGACCGTACGCCGTCGGTAACGTGTACATCGGCGAGGTGCGGCGAAACGTCCGTGATCGAAATTTCAGCTACCACGGTCACCCCGAGAAACGCAGCGACCGGGGCAAGGTGATTCGCACCCACACGCGCCGTTCAACATCCGTGAGGTTCGAGGAATGAGTGACACGTTCGAAAAGTATTTCCAGCGCCTCTACGGAATCGAGCCGTACCGCGACGCCACGTGGACCCGGCGAAAGCCGTGCTATTTCACGAAGTGGCAACAAGACATTTTTCTAACGTTCAAAGCCGGCTATCTCGCGGGACGTCGCGCAGCCAATGGATCAGCACCATGAATGACGCAATCAAGGAACTGAGGGACGGTCGCGCGGGCGCGATTGGCTGTTGGGCGGCCGATGAGATCGAGGCGCTGCGCGTCGAGTTGGCGCAGTGGAAAAAGAACGCCGCCGAATCCATGCGTGACTTCACTGAGTCCGATGTCGAGAACCGGGCGCTGCGGGCGGCGCTGGAGAAGCTGCGCGGCATCAGCGGTGGCGCGAACGTCGGGGCGTTTAAGGACATTGATCTAATCGCCACCGAAGCCCTAGCAGGAGCCGCTGACCAACCGGCGGTTGCTCGCCCTATCACGCGCGAGTGGCTGGATCGAAAGTTGGCGACGGTTGATGATTCCGCTGTCGGCGCAGGCGTCGCGCGGCGCGAGTCGGGGTTTTGGTGGCTAATCGAACTGGGATCGCCAAGCGATGAGCGCCTAGCCGACATCATTCGACAGGGCGAATCGTTCCACCGTTGGAACGGTGACAGCGAAAGCGCCGAAATGCTCGTTTGTCTGTTTCAGCTCCAAAGGCTTCGCAGCGCGGCAACGGCCGCATTCGTAGCCTATCAGGCGATGCCGGACGGGCCGCTTGGACACGGCCTGACGAATGGGCATTTTTTCGCGCTGCGCGACGCGCTAACTAGCCCCACTGTCCCCACACCCGATGCTCAGGTGAAGTTGTGAGCGAGTGGAACCGCGTTGGGTACGGCGGGTGGCAGGCGTTGCCGAAGGTCCAAGCGCTGTTCTACGTCGTGCCGAAAAACGCCGATGAAGCGCCGGTTAACACCAACGGCGAGCCGATCCTAGGCCAAGGGGAGCCGCGAATCATGATCTGCCGCCCCGGCTGTTGGTCGTCGCTGGATAAGGCGACGCACTGGCTGCCGCTTCCCGCGCCGCCCGAAACACGAGCATCCGTGAACGTAACCGAGGAACTCACGAAGTCATGAAGAACAACCCGAACGAAATATCGTCTATCAACAAAGATGTGTTGCGCGATATAATCGAAGGCCGAAAACCCGAGGAGGCGGTCGCCCTCGTTGCTCGGGTCGAGAGGCTCGTTCCGGGGCATGAGAATTTCGGGCTGCCGGCCGCCGTCATATCATTCGAGTTTCGCGACAAGAACGGCCGCACGCTGGTACGAATCAACGAACACCAAATATCCGTGCACAGTGAGCTTAAGCTCTTGGACCTACAGACCGCCCTAAATCTTACCGTCAGCTAGCTCCGTTGAGCGTCGACGAAGCAAGCCACAATCTGAGCCTCTGTAAGCCCCGCCACGGCGTGGGGATGGCCCACCCGGATAAAGAGCACGGGCAATGCGCCATCGGCTAGGCGCGCCGCCGGGCGGCCGCCCGCGAGCCCCGGGTGCGGCACGTATCCGAGCGAGCGGAGCATGTCCACGCGGCGGTTGCGATTGATGGCCTTGGCCTTGCCGATGGTCGCGAGTAGATCGTTTAGCTTGTGACCGGCCACCCAACCGCCCCTAAAGCCTTCCCTGCCCTCGGCGATGGCCTCTAGCACCTCTTGCTCGGCCGATCCCCGCGACTCGCTGACGGCCTCGTGCGTGCTCGACGTGACAGGGGCCACGGTCGCGAGCTTCGCCGGGTTGAACTCATCGGGAATCGGCGAGGTGTAGAGGTACTCCGCGCAGATAGCCCACCCGCCCGCGTCGAGCCACCTAAACAGGTCTATGAAGTATTGCGGGGTCAGGCCGTCACGCGCGAGGTGGGACTTGTGTTGCTGCGCCGTAAATATCGGGGCGATGCGCCGCTCGTTGTCGGACGCCGGCAGCGCGTCACGATAGTTGCTGTTGAGGATGATATTGAACGGCAGGAAGCGGGACAGGCGGTCGACCCCCTTGAATTCGACCTCGCCGTATTCTTCCGTAATCATCGGCTTGAGGCTCTCCCACTGTAGCGCCTTGTCCTCGGCGACGTGCATGTCCTCAACCGTAATTAGAATTTTACCGTGATAGACGCTGTTGAATTTCGAGCCGAGTTGCGATGCCTTCGCCGGGTGGCAATAGATCCGCCCGACCGCGCGACTCAACACGTTCGATATGAGCGACTTGCCGTTGCCCTGCACGCCTTGGACGAACAGCGCCCACCGGGCTTTGCGCCCCGGATATTGAACGATGAACTTGAAAAACGACAGCGCGATTTCCCGGTCTCTGTCGTTGGGTATCAGCCGCCTCAGATGATCGAGGAACGGAGTCACGTCGCCGGCCTTCCGCTCGATAGGCACCGGCACGAACGTGTTGACGTACCGCCGGCCCTCAAGCTCGAAAATCTCGTTGGCCCCCCGCGTGGGCATGAAAATATCCGAGTGCACCTTGGGGAACGCGGTCAAGCGTGACTTCGTGAAACACTCCCACGCGCTCGTGATGGGTTTTTGCTCGGTCGCGCTGACACTGAATTCAAAGCCACCAAACGTCGAATCGAATTGCGGACGATCCAACCGACTGCCATCGGGAATCAGGATTTGGTCAACGTCTCGGACCCACACGCACCCGGCGAATAGTCGGTGTTGCTCGGGCACCGTCAGGTAGTCGCCGGGGCTGAATTCGCCCTCTACGGGCGCCGATGCTTGCGGCGCGTCAGACTCGGCAACATGTCCGATCTCGATTGCGGCCGTGAGGGTGGGTGCGGGCGGGGAGGTTCGAGAACCGCGCGAGTACCAGTTCCGGCACTCGCTGGCGGAGCGAATGACCGTGCGGGAAATGTAATCGGGGCGCTCCCACTTGTCCCGGGCGAGGGCGGAGCGGCGAGCCAGACGAAGCATCCGCTCGCAATCGCTGCCAGTATAGAACGCGAGGTGATTAAACAACGCTTGGTCGGCGCTACTCCTATCGAACGCGTCGAGCGGTTTGTTAGGCGGGAACGCTTGCGCGAGTGCGGCATCGTCGGAATTCCATAGCTGTTGGAGCGTGACGCCTTTACCGAACAGGGCGTGAGGCGAGCCACGCGAGCGTAGCATGACGTCGATTAGCTCATCGTCGTCGGTCGGCCCGAACCATGCTGCGACCGGCGTCTCGGTCCACTCCGGGTCGACCTCGTGCTCGGGCGCGGGCGGGAACATTTCCGCGAGCGTCCAAAGCAACGCCGCCGTTTGGTCGAGGAGAACATCGCCCACCATGTCGCGGAACGTGAGCGCGATAAACCGCTTTCGCGTGTAGCACTCGGTACGCGTCGCGGCATTCTTGACCCGGTGGGGAGCGACCGTGCCCGAGTAGCTAAACAGGATATGCAGCGATTCGCCGGACTGCGATATCTCAACGGCCGAGCCGTGGAAGCGCGCGCACATCTTGGCCGAGTGCTCGGACCACATCCCCGTTGATCGGTCTAGGCAGTGGTCGATATCAATGCAGCCGAGTCCGCTACCCTCGACGATCACGAGCCCCACGCCAAAGCCGGCGCCAAGCCGCTCCGAAATCGCCCATGCGGTTTCCGGGAGCAGCCAGTTCTCCGGACTCTGAGCGTCGAGGTTGTCGAGCGTGTCAGGGTCTACGGGAATCTTGTCGACGGCGCCGCTGTCTGTCGGCACGAGCCGATAGACGATGAATTGCCGGCGCCCCGCAAGTGATTGCAGGAACGGAGGCACGTCCTCTCGTTACTTGAGGATGTGCGCGAGCGCCTTTTGCCGTTCCGCCGGCTTGAGATCCTTGGTTGCCGGGTGATTGGCGAGGAGTGCCATCGCGACAACTTTGTGCAGACTGTTGCGGATAGCGAATTTCACGAGTTCGTCGTGAATGTTGACCACGGCGCCGAAATAGTGATTGACGAGACCGGGCGCCACGCGGGCGCGGCGGGCCACGTCGTCCCGATTCACGCGGTAGTCGGACTGTGCGATAGCGGCCCGGATGGCGGCCTGCAAAATGCGTTCTTTCTTTGCGGATTTCATAGTGAACCAACCCCAGTGACGATAGCGGCGTCTCCGCCGAGGGAATTTATCAACGTGGCCCATCGGCGTTGCGCGACGTCGCGCTCGTCTTTGGGGTTGAACACCCACCCCGGGTGTTTTATCTCACGACTCAGAAACTGCCCGACGAATTTACCGACATCCGCTTGCGTTATGTGCCGCCGCTGAATGCCGATCAGGTCGCCGGACTTGAGGACCTTGTTTACTTTAGCCGAATCGTTCGCCAAACCGAAGCGGATAAACGACCCGGTGTCGGTCTTTGCCGCACCGACGTTGTTCCGCCAAAGATACTTGCCGAGGTGCGCAGCCTCAAGGCGGACTAGGCTACTCACGGCCGACTCGCCGTCGATATGCACGGCCACGTTCGCTTGCGGCGCGACGACCGATTCAAGCTCGACGAGCGCCTGTTGAGGCAAGCCCCACCGCTCGGCCCACTTCTCGAACGTCATTGATGTGGCGCCCCCGCTGGACGCAACGATATCTTGGTTAGAGCCGCCGCACAGTCGGAGTAGTATCGAATATGACCGTCCTTGGTGGTAGGAAACGTTTTGTCCCACGCAAAAACCACCAAGACAAATCCGAGCCGCTCGCCGGGCGATTTCGCCAGCGTGTGCCGAATGTGCTCTAAGAGCGCCTGTTCCGTCGGAGTGATGGGGCGCCTTTGTTTCTGCCTAAAGCTATCGTCGCTCATTGCGGCACGATCCGGTTAGCGGTCAATTCAGAGTCGATCCGAACGCGAAGTGCATCAGCGTTAGTTGTTCCCAACGCGCACGCGCTCGCAACATCAACGCCAAAGGCGTGCCAGAATCGGCGGTAACTCTCGGCGTCGGATCGCCCGAGGTGTTTTTGCCATCCGGCCCACAGTGCGATGACGGAGCGCAATAGCCCTTGGGCTTGCTGTCGTTCGAGCCAGTCACGTTTAATCGCTCCGGCAACGTTCGGGGGCACACCTTGCGGTATCTGCGGCGGTCCGTCAATACGTGCGACTTCGGCCCGCATCATTGACAACACCGCAGGGTCTATTTCGGTCAAATCCCCGTCAACGTACTCCGGCGCCGCCCGGCTCTGCGGCACTGGCCGAGTGTTGCAGTAGGGGCACGCCGTCAGCCACGCCTCATACGGTTGCAGACAATCCGGGTTGAGACACGTTGTCAAGGGGATGCGATTTTTCGAGCGGCTCTGCCGGTTCTCCCGGAACAGCGAGTAATCTTGCGGCACGTCAGGCAGGCCGTGGCGCTTGTAGTTCTGTACGTGGTCAATGATTATCGCGCGATCCTTGCCGGGCGATGGGCGCAGGCCGCGCCCAAACATCTGCGCGTACCACTGAAACGACATCGTGGCGCGCGCCATGCTGATAACTTCCACGGCGGGCACGTCGACACCCTCGCCCAACGTTTCGACGCTCACGAGTTGCAGGAGTTGACGCGCCCGGAACTTGCGCATGAGTTGCGACCGGACGTGAATCGGGGTCTCGGCGGTGATGATTTCCGCCGGGATACCGGCGCCCCGGTAGGCCGCCGCGAGTTCCCGGGCTGCCTCGACGTCAACCGCGAACGTGAGCCCGAGCTTGCCGTCGGCCCACTTGCGGTAGTGGTTGACGACATCGCCGACAATCGTGCCAGACTTGTGCGTGGCCGCTGCAAGCTTCGGCATGGAAAACTCGCCGTTGCCGCTAATCGGCACGTCCTCGAATCGGATATCGGTCGGCGGGGCAATCAGTCGGTAGTCGCACAGGTAGCCGCGCTGGATAAGCTCGCGACAGTTCGGCCCGATCACGAGCGCATCGGCCACCCCGTCCGATGCTCGGCCGAGCCCCTTGCCGTCGGCACGTAACGCGTGCGCCGTCAAGAGGAGCCCGCGCGCCCGGGGAAACATCTGCATCGCCTTATCCCACTTCGACCCGGCGAGCACGTGGTGCCCCTCGTCGACGATGACAAGCTCGACGCTGTTGAACCACGGATCGCGAACGGTGTTGCGGCGAATCAGGGTATCGACGCCCGCGACTCGCACCGGGGCGCGCGACTGAAAATAGCTCTTGCCGTGCGTATCGGTTTCGAGCATCACGATTTGGCGCACGGTCGCAGGGGTCGCCACGATGCCGTGCGGGACCTCCTCGCGATTGAGCGCGAGCGCGATTTGCGATACTAGCTCTTGCCGATGAGCGATGGCGCAAGCCGGGCGATTCAGTTCCTTTAGAATATCGCCCATGACAACGGTTTTACCCGAGCCCGTCGGCGCGGTGCCGATAACGTTAATGGCGCCTGCCGTCCATGCGGCGTAAATGTTGCCCTTGAACGTTACTTGGTAGTCGCGAAGTGACATAGCGTGGGAGCTTGACGGATGTTCGTCGCGAGAGCAACATCGCTTCCCCCGTCACACCACACGCGGATGCAGGCACCATGCACCTAACAATTGATACGGATACCGAGAACACCGCCGGCCTACGTTTCGCCGCTGCGATTTTGTTGCAAGTCGCCGCCGGCAAGGAAGCGCCCGCGAAGCTCGCCGACGCGCCCGCTCCGCCACCGCCGCCCCCTTCCCCGGCCCCCGTCGCAGCACCGCCTACACCGCCTCCGCCCGCTCCGCCACCGCCGCCTGCTACCGCACCGGCAACCACGGTGGGCGAATCCGGCCGCGACCGCGACGGGGTGCCGTGGGACTTCCGAATCCACAGCGAGCGCAAGTCGCTCAACAAAGACGGCACGTGGCGCGTCCGCAAGAACCTCGATAAAGCCTATGTGCAAGCATTGTCGTACCGGCTGCGCGACAACCTTGAGGCCCCGCAAGGCGTGCCGACCCGCGAGGCACCCCCCGCTCCGCCGGCTCCGCCCCCGCCCCCTCCGCCTCCGACGACGACCGAGACGCCGCCCGAAATGCGCGGGCTCTTCGGTCCCGCTGCCGGTGCGCCTCCGCCGCCGCCTCCGCCTCCCGCTGCCCCGCCGGCCGCACCGGGGACGCCTGACGTCGCCACGCTCGAAAAATTCCGTGACCTCATGTCGCGGGTGGTGCAGTTGCAAAAAGACGGGAAGCTCAACGCGCAGCAACGCGTCGACGGGTGCACGCGGGTCGGAGTCACGTCGCTACAGGATCTTGCCTCGCGGCCTGACCTCGTGGCGGCCTATGGCCTCTACCTCGACTCGCTCGGCATTCGGTAAGCGTGTTCGGGTCGCACTACCAACTCGCCGACGGTCGTCAGCTAATCCAGTTGACGGCCGACGGCGAGGCGCCGCAACGCTTCGCACTGCAAACGCTCGATAGCAAACACCTCGGCTACCTGATCGCCGAGCACGTGGAACTACCGAGCCGCTTGCCGGGGGAACTCATGATGATTCGAGAGGCGAAACCGTGAGCTTTCATTGGCCCATTGGCTTTAGCAGCCTCGGCCGGACGGTCGAGTGCCCGGGTTCGGTCAAGCTCGGACTTGCCCACGCCAACGACCCGCCGACTCCGGAAATGATCGAGGGCACGGCCGCCGATTGGGTCGCCGAACAGCGCGTACTCGGCCACCCGGTTGTTGAGGGAAGCAAGGCCCCCAACGGCCACACCGTCGACGCCGAAATGATCTACGGCGCCAACCTGTGGGCGCGGCTCGTGTGCCGCAACGGCGTCGAGGGCGTTGCGCAAATGCCGATCCCGGCCGAGCGTATCCACCCGACCCACGCGGGCGGCACGCCGGACTACTACGCCTATGACCGCGCGTTCAAAACGCTGTACGTCGACGACTACAAGTATGGGCACCTCTACGTCGAGGTGTTCGAGAACTGGCAACTGGCCGGCGCTGCCGCCGCGTTGATAGACCTACTCGGGCTTGTCGACAGCGAGACCACGATTGTCGGAACCATCGTACAGCCGCGCAGTTACCACCCGGACGGCCCGGTGCGCTCGTGGCGCGTACGCGGGGACGAAATCCGCGCCATGATAAATGTCGCCCACGGTGCGGCGGTCGAGGCGCTGAAAGACGAACCGCGCACGAAGGTCGGGGATCACTGCGTACTGTGCCCGGCGCGTGTCGAATGTCGGACGCTGCAAAAGGCGACGTTGCAAATCCTTGACCTCGCCGGCATGGCGGAGCCGGTCAACCTTGGCCCGCACGAGTTGGGGCGAGAATTGAATTTCCTAGACCACGGCCTCGAACTGCTGGAGGCGCGACGCACGGGGCTCGCGGCGCAGGCCGAGGCGTTGCTCCGCTCGGGTCAGTCGATTCCGTACTACGGCCTTGCGCCCGGACAGGCTCGACTTTCGTGGAACATTCCCTCCGAAGAAGTCGCCGCCCTCTGCGACGCGTTCGGGATTGACGTAAGGAAGCCCCTCGCCGTCATTACGCCAACGCAAGCCAAGGCCGCAGGGCTTGCCGAGGAAACTGCTAAGGCGTACTGTTCCCGCCCCACCGCCGCGTTGACGCTCAAGCGATTGAGCCTCGACGATTCCAGAAAACTGTTCGCCAACAACACCACGTCAACGAGGACGCCATGACCGCCACCGCTCAGAATATCTTGACCCCAACCGGCCGCGTGGTGTGGGGCTCACTCTACGTCGCCCGCGACAAGGACTATGACGGAAATCCGATGGTCATTAAGAATGGCCCCGACGCCGGCAAGCCGACGAGCCGTTACGAATTCGGCCTCGCGATCAAAAAGACGCAAGCGCACTGGGCAAGCGAGCCGTGGGCCGCGCCGATTTGGGCAACCGGCCACGCCGGGCACCCGGTCGCTGCGCAGCGCGATGACTTTGCGTGGAAAGTTCAAGACGGCGACAGCACCAAGCCCAACAAGCGGGGCAGCATCAACGCCAACAACGTTGACTATCGCGGTTGCTGGATTCTGTCATTCTCCTCGACGTTCGCGCCCAAGATCGTGAACGCCGACGGCTCCGCGTACATCCTTGAGCCCGATGCGGTCAAGCCCGGGTACTACGTGCAGGTTGCCGGCACCGTCGCCCCGAACACGGGCGCGAGCCCGGGCGTCTACCTCAACCACAACGTCGTGTCGTTGCAGGGCTACGGCCCTGAGATCATCACCGGCCCGGACCCCAAGTCGCTCGGCTTCGGTGGCGCGCTACCCCCGGGCGCGAGCGCAACCCCGGTTGCGAACATGACCGCGCCGCCTGCCGTCCCGCCGCCTCCGGCGCCGCACGCGGCGACGATTTCGCCCCCGCCTCCGCCGCCCCCGAGCGCGCCGGCCGCCGCTGCACCGCCCCCGGTGCCCGTGCAGCCGCATCCCGCGTTCGTCGCGCCGGCCGCCGTACCGCCGCCTCCGCCGAGCGCAGCGCCCGCCGCGCCGGCACCGCCCCCGCCGCCTCCGCCGGCGCCGGTCGGCCCGCAGATGACCGCAGCGGCGACGACCACCTATGCGGCGTACATCGCCGCCGGGTGGACCAACGAGACGTTGCGGGCGAACGGGCTCATGGTGTGAGTCAAGGCCGACCGCGAGGGGGCACGTACCAATCGTGGGTACCGTGCCCCCGGGGTCACTTCACGTTCTACGTAAAACATCCGCGAATGTGCGCCACGTGTCGACGGGGGTCCTATGAGCGAAAAAGAGGAAAACGCTAGGCTGCGTCGGTGGCTGCACGCCATCATCATGAGCCCCGACTACACGGGCAGCGAAATGAAAGCGGACGCAGAGCGTGCGCTGCAAGGCCAAGAATTCCCGGACAGCCACCCGCTAGCAACAAAGGTAATCGCCCTTGAGCGTTCGCTCGGGCGATAGGTTTTCGGTCGGGGCCGGGATCGCAACGGCCCTGCCGACGTTTGACTTCGAAACGTTCGGGACCGCCGGCTACGTGTGGGTGCCCGAGGAAAACAAATGGCGCGGAGTCGAAGGATCGCCGGGGACAAAGCGCGGGCTGCCCGTCGTTGGCGTCCGAAATTACGTGACGCATCCGAGCTTCGAAATCCTGTTGTTGTCGTGGGATTTGCTCGACGGTGCGGGGAATCAATCGTGGTCGCCGCACGCTCCCACGTACCCGAGGCCGCTGATAGAGCATGTCCGCAACGGTGGATTGCTAGAAGCCTTCAATGTAAATTTCGAGTGGACGGTATGGAATTTTTATTGCGTACCGCGTTGGAGTTGGCCCCCGTTGAATATCCGTCAATGCCGGTGCGCGATGGCGAAGGGCCGGGCGTGGGGACTGCCGGGTAGCCTAGAGGATCAAGGCAAAGTCGTTGACAACATGCACCCGAGCCACATTCAAATAGTGGCGCCCACGCTGCCGGCGATTCCCGACGGCTATGACGACGATATCCCGTTCTAAATGATCGGACTCCAACTCAAGGACCCCGACGGCGGGCGGTTGATGCGGAAGTTTTCGAACCCGCGCAACCCGACCAAGAAGGACCCGCGCACGCGCATACGTCCTATCGAGGACCCCGAGGACGGTCCGAAGTTTGTCGCGTACAACCGCCAAGACGTGCGCGCGGAAATCGACCTCTCGATACACGTGCCCGACCTCTCGCCGCGTGAACAACGGATATGGGAGGTCGACCAACTCGTCAACCAACGCGGCATACAGATTGACGAAAAGGCCGTCGACGATTGTATCGCGATTCTCTATCAAGCCGAAGCGAAGTACACCGCTCGACTTCGCTACCTGACGAACAATCACGTGCAGGAAGCCAGCGAGGTTGCGCAAATCGTTGCGTGGCTCGCGATGCAAGGCGAGTACACGCCCAATCTTGACGACGACGCAATCGAATCCTTGCTCGCGCGCGGACTGCGCGCCGACGTGCGAGAAGTCCTTGAGATCCGCCAGAAGCTCGGCAGCGCGTCGGTCAAAAAAGTCTTTGCGTTCAAGTTGCAGTCGGTCAGGGGTCGCGTTTATGACCTCTACATGTATGCGATTGCGCGCACGCTTCGGTGGGGCGGCAGCGGCCCGCAACCCCAGAACATGCCCAAGGGCAAGTTTAAGAAAATCGCCGACGTCGAGCGCGCGCTAAAGTGTCTGTCGACCCGCGTCCTCGAATGCGTCGAGGCCGAATACGGCGACGCGCTGGAATGCATCGCGAGCGTGCTGCGCTCGTTGCTGATCGCGGCGCCCGGTCATGACCTCATTTGCTCCGACTACTCGGCGGTCGAGGCCGTCATATCCGCGTGCCTGACGGGCGAGGAGTGGCGGATAGAAGTGTTCCGCACGCACGGCAAGATTTACGAAGCGACCGCCGCGCGCCTGTACGGAATCCCGTTCGAGGAGTTACTCCGCCACAAAAAAGAGACCGGCGAGCATCACCCGATCCGCGACAAAACCAAGCGTATCGAACTCGGGACCGGGTTCGGCGGTTGGGTCGGTGCAATGAAATCGTCACAGATTCGGCTCGACGAAATCCTCGACGACGAAGGCATAAAGCGTGCGGTCCTAGACTGGCGCCGCGCGAACCCGAGCTATCCGGAAATGTGGGGCGGCCAGACGCGCGGCCGATTCGAGTACGCGCGCGAGGAACTGTTCGGCCTTGAAGGCGCAGCGATTGCGGCGGTCAAGAACCCCGGGCAGTGTTTCGGCTATCGAGGCATCCGCTACCAGACGCAGGGCGACGCGCTCTATTGCTGCCTCCTCGACGGCGGGATGTTGACGTACCACGCGCCGCGACTCGCACGCTCTACGCGCGAGTGGGCGAAGCCGTGGGAATTGGAACTGACATTCGAGGGCTACAACACCAACCCCAAAATGGGGGCAATGGGTTGGGTCCGGATGAAAACCTACGGAGGCAAGCTCTTTGAAAACGTCGTGCAGGCCACCGGGCGCAACATGCAAGCCGCCGCGCTCGTGCGCCTAGAGGACGCGGGCTATCGCCCAGTGATCCACTCACACGACGAAATCGCAGGCGAGGTGCCGGAGGGTTGGGGCTCGATCGAGGAGTTCGAGCGGATCATGTCCACGCCGGCCCACGAGTGTTACGCGGGCTGGCCGATCAAATGCGCCGGGGGTTGGCGCGGGAAACGCTATGGAAAATTTGAATAGACCACTGACAGATAGCATCCGCCGCGAGGCACGGCTTAGCGACGACGGCGCGTATCGGTACGAACTCGTGCGGATGTGGGGTTCAGGCATTAGCCACATTCTGTGGGTTATGCTCAACCCGAGCATTGCCGACGCCAGCATTGACGACCCAACGATTCGACGTTGCACGGGGTTTACTAGCGACTGGGGGTTCAACGCCTATACGGTCGTGAACCTCTACGCGTTCCGGTCTACGAGCCCGTTGCGGTTGCGTTTCGCGGCCGACCCGGTGGGGCCGGAGAACGGCCAAGCTATTCGGGGCGCCGCGCGTCACGCCCAACTGATTATATGCGCGTGGGGTCACGCCGGGCCGAATGCGAACCGGCCAAACGAGGTGGTCAGCCTACTCGTGTCTGCGGGGCACAAGGACAAACTCCGCCGCCTTGGGACGCGCAAGAACGGCCAACCCCGTCACCCCCTCATGCTCGGGGGCAACTGCAAACCCCTGCCGTTCTGGGGATAAGTCAAGTTAAGTTTAAGCGGTCATGACCGAAAAAAGCCCGGGAGCTACCAACCCCCGGGCTCCGCAGTCGGCCGAGGCCAACCGCTGCCGCACCACCCGACGTGGTTTAGGACGAGCTACCGGCGTCGCCAGCGGGCGCCGGGGCCGGCGCGGGGGCATCCGCCGCGACAGTCGAATCGAGGCTCGTGCCGGCCGCCGCGAGGGCGTCGGCCTTGGACGAGAGGTCGGCCGCGATGGCTTCGACGGCCGCCGGGTCAATGGCGTTGCCGGCCTTGACCTCGGCCGCCAGCGCGTTAAGCGCAGTCACGGCCGAGCCAATCGACACAACAACGGCCGCGATGGCCGCTGAAATCTTGGCCTGTGCGGCCTGCAAGTCTGCGAGTACGGTTGACATGTGGGCGAGTTTCCTTTCGATACGGGCGATGGTGAGACGATTCACGTGCACGGCCAGCCTACCACGCGAGATTGCGTTCGAGCGGCAGATGGTCGCTGAGGTTGTGCGAAACCGTCAGGGTGTACGTGCCGGGCGTTGTCGCAGGAAACGCCTTGCATACCGGATTGGTCTGCGCGCCCTCCCCGCCGCTCGAATCAACCGCCGTACCGACGAAGTAGTACGTTGTGCCTGACGCAAGGTTGGCCGTCACGGTACTCGTGAGTGTCGAGACCCCCGACACTATCTTGGTGGGGTAAGTCCCCTGCACCGTGCCCATGTAGACGTTGAACGTTAGCGGCAACTTCGCGATGGTGGTGCCGTCCTGATTCTTGGTCGGCGCCGTCCACGTGAGCGTAGCGGTCGGCGCGAGGCCGACGGTTCCCTGTGCGCACGTGATGGCCTGCGCCATCGACGGCAGCGCAAAGAGGAGAGCGAGGGCGAGCGTGCAGAGAAGCGAAATTCGCTTGAGCATGGCGGGAACTCCGAAGGGTTGAGGGTTCGTCAGGCGCCGTACGCGCCGCAAGCCGCAATCACGTCCGATAGGACAAGCTGTATCGTGGTTTGCGTATTGGCGTTCGCCCCGTTCGCGGTGTACTGGGCAATAACCGCTTCAAGCGCGGATACAAGCGCCTGTGCAATCAGCACGTCCTCTCCGCCGAGTCCCGCCGCCGCGAGGAGCGGAGTTAGTGCCGACACAATCTGCGGCAACGATACCGCTGCGCCCGTCGCGAGTGCCTGTAGCTGAGTCGCGATAGCCTTGATCTTGACGGCTCGCGCGGTCTGCGTCGCCGCGTTCGGCGATCCGTTTTCTACGGCGCGGGCAACCGCAACGTCCGTGAGGATCGCGACGGTAGATACCTGTGCGGCGGTCGTCGCACAACCGCCGAGCGGCAGGCCAACGCATACACTGAGGAGAAACGAGGCGCCAAGAATGGCAACGCGGGAGAGGGCCATAACGAACTTTCCTTGTGGTGCGGGGTTACTTGAACTGTCGCCCGTCGGGGTGTAGGTACGCGATCAGCACCGTGACGAGGGTTGCAACGCCGGCCGAAACTTCCGGGCTCATGGGATGCCCGAAACTCGACGCAATCCCCGAGGCGACCGTCGCGGCGGCACCGCCGATTGCGCTGTACATGAGGCCGTTGGTGGGGATGGCCCCCGACGGCGGCGACTTGTCCAACTGCGGGGCGGGGGCGGTAACGGGTTCGTCCATTGATCGCGCTCCGGATTTGACTTAAGCGACAACCGACGCAGTATAAACCCGGATTAGCCGGCGCATCCACCCCAATTCGAATTGACCTTCCGGCCCCTGCAATTGAGCGTAACGCACGGCTCGCCTAGCCGTGAATTCGGCCAAGGCTTTGTCTCCCATCCCCTGAATCGCGCTCAGTGTGGCGGGGCCCATGCGACCGTCTACGCTCACGCCGACGGCTTGTTGCAGCACCATGACGGCGGTTGGCGGACCTTGATTCACGGCCGCGTCCATGACCGTCAGCGCGAGCCCGGGCGGCAACCGGTCGCCCTGAATCGGATTCCAGAAGTAGGCGACGTAGAGCGCGGCAATCGCCGCGTCGCTGAGTTCGTCCACGGTGGCCGGGAGCGTGCCCGCGTATTCCTCGCGTACCGAGTCTAGGAATCGCTGCGATATGCCCTTGTTGGTCCGGCCGCCCGGATCGCCCGGCGCGTCGACTATGCCGCCCTCGTCGTTGGCGATGATCCAAGCAATGATCGAGTCGCGAGTCATGGCGCGGTGCACCCGGGCTCGTGATACCGATGCCCCGTCAGGGCGCTGTATCTCGCCTGCAATTGGTCAATCGAGGCGTCGATAAGATCGCGCACCCCTTGCTGACTGTGGGGGTCGCATCGCAATTTTACTTGCGCGCGAATTTCCCCGGCGATGTTGAGCGCGAGGGACTGATTGATGCCCGACGTTAAGTCCGCTACCGACTTCGATAGCACGGCAACGTTGGCTTTTGTTTGGGCTAGATCGTCGGCGCGGGCGTAGGGAACCTCGGCGCCCCACGCCACGAGCCACCCGCAAATCCAAGCGACGTGGACTAACATACCGAGCACTCCTAAAAAGATCGTGACCCGGATCAATTCCTTTCGCTTTAAACCAATGAGGCGGACTAAAAATCCGACAAGGCCACTCGGCTCGATTTCGGGAGCTTCGTCGACCACGCGACTAGTTTCCGACCGCAACGTAGAATGCGGGCATTCCGACCACCCCGATATTCCAGTTGCTCGACATGATGTAGTTAAATCCCGTCTTGCTGATTCCTTCCGCTTCCAGTACCGAGGTGTTCGCATTCGCCACGCTGGTATTCTGCGAGGCCGCGTTCGCGGTCATGACAACCCCGAAACACGCATTGGGGTAAGCCTGCGCGAACGTCAGCGCGTGGTAGGCACTATCCGACTGCGCGGGCACCGGGCCAAAGTTCACAACCCACGGGCCGATAGCGAACCACCCGCGACCGCCCGACACGGCACCACCGGCCGCCGCGATAATCGCGGCCTGCACAAACGCGTCGGTCGCAATCTGCGTCGAGGAGTCGGTCGGCGTGACGTTCGTCGGCGCGGTCGGAACACCCGTAAGATGCGGAGCCGCCAGCGGCGCGAGCGGTGCGACCGCTGCGGCCACGGCTGCCGTCGTCGCGAGCGGCGCAATCGCCGTCTTGACAAACGCGGTGGTCGCAATAGATGTGTTGTTGCTCGCCCCGGCGGGCGTGGGCGCCGTGGGGGTGCCCGTGAAAGCGGGCGACGCAAGGGGTGCAAGCCCCGCCGTGGAAATGCCCGTGCTCTGAATGTTCGTCCCGTCGCAATAGATGGTTGACGGCGCAGAAGGTCCCGTCTGCGGAATGACAACACCCGTGCCGGCCGACGTCTTGGCCGTCGCGCTAAACGCGCCCGTGGTGTTGTTGATGACCACCCAATCGAGGAACAACGTCGGAAACACGACGTTGACGTTGCCGGTCAGCGTGCCGGTCAGCACGATAATTCCACGGCGGTACTGAGCCGGCGTCAGCGTGACCGATCCGCCCGCGAGCGATACCGACGCCTCGCCGTAGCTGAATGCCGGCACCCAGTGGCCGGGGGTCGTGTCCGGGTTGTCGCTGTTCGCCGCCTCGATTGAGTACCACAGGGACGTCCCGTCGCTCGCGCCGAGGAGCGCGCCGAGCGGGTAGCCGCCGACATCGCCCTCGAATGTCGAGGAGTAGAGGTAGGGATTCCCCGCCTCAAGGTTCATGAGGTGGCACGTGATCGCGTTCAAGATGCCGTTAACGTCCGGCCCGAGCGGGGGCAGGCCGCCCGATACCTCGGTCTGCATCGTGATGTTCGGAAACCCGGTGTCATACCCGGCGGTATTCGAGCCCGGGGAATTCTTGGGGATCACGGTAAACGTGCCGCCAGAACTGGCCCACGGAATCGGGATAACTGGAATTGCGGGGAGGCTCATGGCTGCACCACGTTGTAAGTGACACCGGCCGGGTGCGGCAGCGCGCCCGACTGAGTGAGGATAGCAAACTCGATTTGTGTCAGCGGGAACTCAAACACAAACGACATGGACATGCCCCCGTTGTCGGTCACGTAGCAAACGCCACGTCCGGGGAACAGGTTTTGCAATAGGCGATTGAGCGCGGGCGCCGCCGTCGCAGCGATGTTCGCGAGCGCCTTGGTCAGAATCAAAATCCGGTACGCATCGTCCGGCAACAAGTACGTGGACGATGCCGAGTTTCCGGCAGCGAACGGCGCTTGCGACCACGGCTGCCAGTCGAAAGGAATGTCTGTCGTGTAGAAGCCGAACACATCGGACGTGCCCGGGATTGAGAGTAACCGCGACACGTCGACAATCTTGCCCCAGATATCGAGGCCGAAGCCCTGCGCCGTGTCCACGTTCCACACGAAGGCGTAAAACGTCTCAAGATTCAGGCGCGGGTCAAGGGCGCTCGCCATCGCTTCGACAATCGCGAGGATCGTCGGCGACTGCGCGTACTGTGAAATAACAGTCACGTCAACGTCAAACGGCGCGATCATCGGCAACGGCGGGGCCGGCCCGGCCGACTCGACGAGCGCAACGGGGTAGAGCGCCGGCACGCTCGTGCCCGGGGGCGGCGATTGCGTGAGAACCTGACCCGCCGGCACGAACTGGTTGTAAACCACCGTCACGCCGCTCGTGACGAGCCCGGCCGCCGCAATCGCTGCGAGCGCGTCGGAGTTGGAATCCCCGACGACGTTCGGGACGATGTAGACCGCCGCGCCGAGCGAGACGGTGTAATCGAGGTTACTGCCCTGTGATACCAGCGTCCCGGGCGCGATGCCTTGCAGCATCACGAAGCCAGCCGGAACCGTCGGGCTGTTTAGCTCGGTGATGTTCCCGGGGACCAACTGCGCCGCGATGATCGCGTCGGTTGCGTCAGACTGGCTGAGCCCGACGATATCCGGCACGGGTACTTGCGGGAGGCTCGCGCGCAGGCGGATGACGACCGTTTGCGCGTCTTGGTCACTTAGTGTGGTGCCGGTTTTTTCCCACTCTACCGCGTTGGTTTCGTTAGCAACACATACGCGATACCCCATGCAGTACCCGACGCCGCCGGTAAATACCAAGGAGTTATCAACTGTAATCGCAGGCGCAGAGGTGGATGCATACGGGCCGCCGCCGACCGCCTCTTGAATGACTACAGCCGAGGCGATCATGTCAAATTCAAGAGCAGATATCGGCGGATTTGTAATTGAGAACGGCGACACGACGCCGGCATTCGTCGAAACCGCATCGGCAAGAGTGGTGCCGGGGTCAACGCCGGTAGCGACGAAGCCGACCGCGCCTTGTACGAAAAACGAACTAGACCCGTTGAGTGTAACGACGAAATCTGCGCCCGAGTACGTGTCGCTCGGCCCGGGCAGGCATTGAACCACAATCAACGGTCGGTTGGTCGAAGTCGCACTCGGGTTTTGCTCGACCCAAATGGCCGTCGCAGGGAGGCCCGCGTAAGTAGCGCTTATCGAGGTTGGGTATACGTCAGCGTGGCCCGCGAATATCCCAACAATTACCGGACTCGCGGAGGGGGGTTGCGCAACGCCTTGCGAAAACGCTTGCGTTATGACGTTTCCGGATACGGAAGGCGAAACTAGCTGTACGCCAAGATTGCCCCCGGCAATGATCGGTGTGACTGCGGACGGCATGGCTTAGACCAACGTTACCGTGATGTCCGACGCCTGCACCGTAGGCGCTTCGTCAATACCGATTTGCTGCGCGGTCAGCGTGGGCGTGGAACTCCCGAGGAGAATGCTGATAATCGAGACCTCGGGGCCAATGGTCTGTACCGCACCGTAGAACTGCGACGACACGAGCAACGATCCGATGCGGACACGCGGCGAGCCGTCGACACCGTTGAACGAGGCAATGATTGCCGCCTTGGTCAAGTCGACGATGTTTGCCGGCAGCGCCGCCGAGTTCGATATGTCCACGGCGAATTTGATCGCGAGCGGGGGCGGCCTCTCGAACGTCACGGTATACGTGGGCTGAGGGAAACTGTAGCTCGGGTCCGCGACGGTCACGGAAGTGTTCCCGTTGTAATCGCAGCCGACGTCCTTTTTGTTCCAAATCGCTTGGCCTACGTCCTGATCCTCTCCGCCGACCACGGCGACATACAGGGAGTGCGGCGCGAGCGGGTAGTTAGTCGACCCGGTGTTTTGCGTCGTGTTCGTAACGTTCTCGGTCACGTAAACGTCGATAACCCCCTCGACGTCAAACACTGCACCGCCGATTGACGGGAGCGACCCGTGCGCATTCAACGCGACAGACTGTTGGCGGCGGAACTCGAACGCGGCCCGCGTTTCCACGTCGGCGCCCTCGGTTCCGGGGCCGGTGTTGTTGATCGAGTCCCAACCCGGAATCGCCTGATAGATCACGGTCAGTGTGTTGGACGGACACGGGATCGGGCCATTGACGACGTTCTCGAACGCGAGCGTAACGTTACCGCCCGAGCCGATAACCCCGCCGCTCGTGCACACGTAGCGGTTGCCGCTCGTGTCGAGCGCCTGAGCGCCAATCGGAATCACCGTCCCGAACAGGCCCGTGCAAACGCATTCGACGTTCGTGGGCACACCGGGCGAGCGCGTCAGGAAGTAGATACGCGCGATAGCGTCTTGCATGAACCCGTCGGCCGTGTCGGGGTCGACCTGATTCACGAACTCGGCAAACAAATTGTTGTTGTCGACGATAACGGCAGTCTCGCTCGACGCGATTTGCCCCTGCGGTGTGTTGAGCGCGGGATTCAGGTTTCCACCGAACGCGGCGTTAAGGTCGGTCTGCACGCCTACCAAAACCTGTGCGGCCGTGGGGAGTACAAGCCCCTCGGGGGTGAACTCAATCGGGGGTACTGCCGTAGGCATGTTAGATACTCACCGCTGTCGTTTGCTCGAACGAATCGACGAACTGTACTTGACCCTGCACTTTGCGAGTAGTCCGGGAGTAGCTCTCAATCACGCACGTTGCCGAAACCACCTCGGGCACGGTCAGCGCCGCGTTAATCATGTACTCCTCGAACAGCGTCACCGGCGGAGTTTTCCCGAGGATCTGTTCGAAGTAGGGAATACCGAGCGTCCTGTCGTACCACACCTCGCCGAGGAATGTGCGAATAGCGCTCGCGACGTCTTGGGCAAGCGCGTACGGCTCGGCCGCAAGCGCAATGTTGCCCGCCGCATCCGCGACAAGATCCCACGCGCCCGTATCGAGAAGAAGCGTTTTCACGTGACCGGTCCCGAGTCCGCCCCACCCGACACGACTCCCGTGTGAGTATGCGTCAAGAATACCTTACCGTCGACGCTCGTGCCGCCGCCCTCAATCGTGATCGCGGGCGAGTTGATCGTGACGGACGTCGACGCCTCGATGTCGACCTCGGGCGCGTTAAGCGTGATCTTGGTCGGCGACGTGATCGTGATTCCGCCCGTCGCAAACTCGACAAATTGCGTGGGCACACCGTTAAGGACTCCCCCGAGGTAGAGCCCGTCGGCCCAATCGAACGTGCGAAACGATCCCGGGTTGGCCTGCGCTTTGTTGGCCTTGACCGACGAAATATCCCGCGACGCAAACACCGCGATGCCGATATCGCCCGGTTGCGGATCGAGGATCAGCGCATTAGCGCCACCCTGAATACGCAAGTACGGGAGGCCGAAAATCTGACCGTGCGGAACGATGGTCCCGTCGCCCGCTTTCATGTTGACGAGGGGTTGAACGTCCACGCTGCCGACGGCAGTCACGCCGCCGTCGTTGGTGCACGCGACGACCTTGACGAGCGTCGCGGTCTGTACCTTGGTTAGATACTGCGAGATCACGAACACGAGCGCGTTGTACTCGTCGTGAGTCGTCGTGAGCAGTTGCTGGCCGGCGGCCTGTGGGCTCGCGCTCATGTTGAGAACGCCCCGGCCTTGACACCCGGCGGATAACAGAGCAAGTCGCTAAACCAGTCTCCGCCAAACTTCTTGGCCTCTAGGTGGTGCTCGACGCGCGATATCAGCCAGTTCCCGGTGTTGATATCGTAGGCGGGAAATCCGGCCGCGTTGACGATTCCCGATTCGGACAGATTGAGTAAACCGCCGTAACGGTACCCGGGATTATAGAGCGTCCGCAGGTTGATGAACCCGTTAGCGTCTCGCATCGGATATCCGACAAGCCCGTTTTTCGGTGAAATATTCCACACCGGCACGTTACGCGGCTTACCGAAAGGGGCGATGGCAACAACCGGCGAAGCCTGAGCGTTTTGCGACCCACCTTGAGCACCCGCCGCGTCGAGGTACAGCGCGATATTCGCAGCGCTGCACACCGCGCGCAACTGTTCCGAGAGTGAACCCGGAAAGTAGGGGTTGCTCAACTGCACGTCGACGCCGTTATTCTCGAACGCAAAGCCCATGTTGGTAGCGATGGCCTGTACGATGGTCGCGACGTCCGTTGCGCCCGTGTAGCTCACGGGCGTCGCGGGCGCAATGCTCTGATACCACAACATGCGCGAGTTGAGTCGGAGCGGCACCTCAGGCGCGCCGGAGTAATCCGGGAAGCAATCGAGGATTTGCCCCGAGTACGCGACCGACCAACCGTTGCCGGAGTTCGCTTCCACGAGCACGCTGTTTTGGGTCCAGCGATTCGGCTGGAACGCGAGAGAAACCAGCGCGTTCATGTCCGCGAGCGCCATGCCGTAGACGAGGATTTCTGCGTCGGGGAACGCCGGGAAGCCCGCGCTCTTGGCGCGAAGCCCCGTGCGCAGCCCTTCGAGCTTGAGCGTGTTGGAGTTCGTCCCGGGAAACTTCGCGTTGTTCTCAAGGACGAACGTCACCCGCATGAGCTTTTCAACGTAGCTTTTGCCGGTCACGGCAGGTCGCTCGCTTCTAGGTACACGAGTTGGAACCGCGAGCCGAGCCCGGAGTACGCGGGGTCCTCACCGTTAATAAGGTCCGCCACGTGCAAGTCCAGAAACATAAAGTCGCCGATGAACCCGTGATATCCGGCGTCGCGCAAGAGGCGCTGTACGTTCCGGCAAATGCGGCACGTCACCACGTCGATTCCGTTGTAGCTCAAGTCGAAGTATAGAAACGCCCCGCGCGTGTAGAGGTTGATCGCGCAGTTCTGTTGAGCCAGCACGATTGCAAGCGTCTGCGACGGGACGGGCACGAGCGGCACAACGAGCATTAGGGAACGTCCACGAATGGGGTAGTGTCGGGGAACTGCGCGAGCGCACCACCGGCTGACGAAAAATCCTCCGGGGTCAGGGGTTGGACAAGTCCGCCGTTAACGGGATCGAATGCGGTCGGGTCCTGAGCGTTCGCCGTCGATTGCCCCGTAGTGCTGTACTGCGGTTGCACCTCTTGGATTTGAATAAAGTAAACATCAACCTCGTTCAAGTAAAACGCACTGTTGACCCCGCGCCGCGAGACTTCGTACCGGGTGACGTTGACGCCCGTATAGCTGCGCTCGGGCGACACAATCGTGTAGAGGTCGAGGGACTGGGCGATTTTGTCGAGCGCCGCTAAGAAGTTTTTGCGGTCGGTCTTGGTCTTTCCCTTGGTCATGCGGACCGAGAGTTCGTACGGTACCGTTACCTTGTTGTACTGCGCGAATTGCCCTTGCTGCACCGGGTACGTGGAAATCCGCCACTCGTTGCGATTGTCGAAATTCATGATGTTGTCGGGATCGAGAACTAGCTTCCCCTTGCTATCGAACACCCCCCACGTGGGCGCTCCGGCCGCGCTCTGCCACAGGGCGCCCTGTACCGCCGGGTTCCCGAGTTCGGGCTGAGGTGTCACCGGGAACAGCCCCGAGCGCGCCAACTGGGGCACGCCGGGAACGTTCGGCACGTTCGGAAAGAGAATGGGCAGACTCACGACTGACCCCCGTCGGCCTGTGCCGCGAGGTTCTTACGCACGATGGCGCCGCGCAGCGAATGAGCAATCGCGTTCGCGTCAGTCGCCTGCGTATACACGGTGATACTGCCAATCTCGGTTACGTTCGTCGCGGCGCTCTTGCCTCCCGTGCTCACGGTGCCGGTCGGAGTGGGGCCTACCTGCCCGAAGCGCTGCGCTCCGAGCACAGACGAAATCTGCGCAACGCCCGGGGCACCCGGCCCCGACTCGACACGGAACATTGCGGCCAATAGCTGCGCCATCATGTCCGGCGAGAGTGTCGCGCTACGGTCAACGCCAAGTTTCTTGGCGACGGTGTTGATGTAAGACTCAGTGTCGTTGTGATCCTTGCGCGGCGCGTAGGTCGATACGATACCCTCTACGCTTTGAATTCCACGCGCCGCATAGCGCTGTATTTGCTTGGCCGCCTCGCGCTCACCCGTGGCGAGGTCGGGGAACACGCTGAATCCGTCCTTATCGTGCTGCCCGCCGGGTAGCCGCAGGTTGCCGGGATTGTTGTTCCGAAGTCCGCGCGTGCGGGGATCGTTGGGCGTTCCTGTCGCGCCGCTTGCTGCCGGAGCGTCAGGGTCTAAATTCCCGTGCTCGGCATAGCGACGGAGCAACTCCGCCCCCGCGTTAAACATGCCGAGCTTGCGGTCGACAAACTTGCCGAACGCGCCGCCAAACTTTGTCCCCGAGACGAGGTTAACCAGTTGGGTCCACCCGTCAATAATCAATTTAATGACATCGTAGATTGCGCGGAACGCGACCTGTATCTCGTGCAAAGCCGTCAACGCGGTGGCGTCGTTTGCCAACCGATTGAGCATGTCAATAGTTGACTTCGCCGCATCCGCCAGAATCGGGCCTATCGTAGTGGCGAGCTTGAATCCAATTGCGTCAATCGCGTCCTTGATCGAGTTCCACGTCTTGCGAAGCTCGTCGGCGTCCTTGGCCTTTTTGTCGTCGAGTACGGACTGTTCCTGCGCTTGCTTTAGGATCGCTTCCTGTTCCGAGCGCTGACGCAAGAGGAAATCGCCCACACCGCCCGAGACTCCGGCGCGGCCGAGGAGCATCGCGCCAATCTGCGGGCCGTTCTGGGCAGCGGCGCGGCCGACATCCTTGATAACGTCAATCGCCGGGCGCAACTGCCCATTCGCGTCGCGCCATGCAACACCAATAGCCTGAGCGGTTTGCAGGAACGGCGAGAGGGCGCCGCCCGCCTGCGCTGCTGTCATTTCCTGAGTCAGACTGTTGACGAGCCCGAGCGCCTCCTCCGCTGAGCCGCCACTGATCTTAACGGCGCGCGAGAATACGTCTAGCTCGTGGACACTCTCACCCGTACGCCGGGAGAGTAGCGACATGTTCGCGGCGGCATCGGTCAGTTGCCCGAGCCAGCCTGCAATTTTGGTGGCCGCCTCGAACGATAGAAAAAATTTGGTAGCCTTGATGGCGGCCTCATCGAGCGCCCGCCCCATTTCGCTTCCGGCTTTTTTGGTGTCGTCCTTGGCGTTGAGCAACGCCTTAGCGGCTTCCTTCTGACCCTTCTTGAATTGGGTCGGATCGAGGCCGAGCGTAACTATCAGTTGGTCGACGACGGTGGTACTCACGAGTTGTCCGCCTCCGCCTCTGACGCCGCCCTGATAAGCCGCATGTTGTGACTGTCCACTGAGACAATCTCAAGTAGATCGTACAAATCCCGTACACCTAAAATCGTCTGCAACTCTACCAGCGTTGCCCGATTCGCCGAGATCACCGCGCCGATGGTGCGCGGAACGTTGACGTAATCGACTAGGACTAGGCCGAGCGCGCCCGACGGGAGCCCGTCGAAATCAGGGGCTCGTCGGCCTTCAAAAAACCCAAGTGCAAATCAAAGAGCGCCTTGCGCAATGTGAAGAACGTCGCGACCTCTTGGACCTGACACATATCGCCCTCGCCGAGCGGGAGCGGTGGGCCCTTTTTCGGAACGTACTTGACGCACGTCAACATTTCACGGAGCAAGTCCTCGACTTCCCCGTGGTAGCGCAACTTCGACAGTGCGCCCACGCCAAACGCAGCGAGCCCGGCCATGCCCGCGCTTTTAAGATCGTCGGGGACTTCGGCCCCGGAGGTAGTCAGCGCGAGGAGGGCTCGCGTTGCCCAACGCTCGGCTTGGTCGGCCGGCATTTCGGTCAAGAGAAACTGAGCGCCGAGGTCGCGACCCTCGGCCTCAATCGTGACGGTAGTAGTGCGGCGAGACATGGGCTACACGAGCGGAGCGGGCTGCACGCTCTCCCAGTTAATTTCGAACATCTGGGGCTGCAAGATTTTCTTGGCACCCGGGAATTGTTTGACGCGGGTCAGCACCCCGTTGACCAAGTTCCACGCCTTGCCGATGCTCGGCAGGATCAACGACCCCTGCACGAATACCGCTTCCTGCGAAGCGATGCTCGCGCCGAGAATCTGATCGAAAAACTCGATTGACGGCGAGTCCGCTTGCAGCGTGATCGGCATTTTAGTAATGAACGGGATGAACCCCGCCGACATCTTGCCGTCGACGCCCATGACCGTTTCCGCGACGTCGACCTGTTCGTTATCGAACGCCTCGTCGGTCGCATACCCCTGAATGTTGACCGGAACGGGGTTGACGTCCGGGGCCGACAGCGTCAAAACGCTGTTCGCACTAGTGATTGTCCGCGCCATCGTAGGAACTCCTTAAGTGCCCGCTCGCGATTAGAGAACGTCGATTGACGCGAGGTTGATTTTCTGAATGCTGCCGCCGTCGGTGTACCACAGGGTGCAGACCGGCGAGCCCCGGTTCGCGCGAACCGTCGCGCCCGGGTCAAGAATCTGCAAGTACCATCCGATATTCTGCAACGTGGCCGCGATGTCCACGCCGGCCGCGTTGTTGACCTCGGCCGCCTGTCCCGCGCTCAGGATCACACCGGCCTGAATGCCGCCAAAGTTCTTGAACTGCGTAATAACCGGGAGCAACGCCGCGCGTACCAAGCCGTAACCCTTCTGGGTGTAGGGGAGCGACTTGATGTTGATGAGGAAGTTCATAAGCGCGGTCTGCATCGCGCTGTTGAACCAAATCTGGTTGATGTACGGGTCGAGCCACAGCCAGTCGCCCGATACCTGCCCGTTCTGGAACTCTTGGAACGACTGCGCGGCCGTCGCGTAGGCGCCGTAGAAGTTGTAACCGTTCGCGATGAGGTTGTCGGCCGTCGTCGCGTCGGTCACGCCCGGCACAAGCCCGGCCTGTCCCTTGAACGCGAACGTGATGCGCCCATTCGTTTCCTCAAAGTTGATGGCCGCCGCCGCGCCGCAGACAAACGCCGCGATGGTGTTGTCCCCGGTCGGAGCCCACACGGCGCACACGCCGTTGTCGTCGGCCGTGATGCGGCCGAACGAACCGGCGGCGTCGTTGCTCTCCGTCGGCGTTACGTCGGAGTCCTGACAGACATAACAGAACCGCTGGCCCTGCCCGTTGACCCACGCGGCGAACGCCTCTTTGACGCTGAGGGTCTGTTCCGTCAGCGTCATGAACGTCGCCCAATTCTGCGTCTGCGTCACCACGAGGTCCATGACCTCGGCGGGAGTCATGGCCGCCGAACCCTGCGAGAGCACCGCGCCGGCCGCCTGCGTCAACAGCAAGTCGGTGGCGAGCGTCCCGGTCGTCGGAAACGCGATGCTCGACGCGGCGCCCGTGGTGCCCGAGTCGATCACGAACGCGCCGCGCACGGAATCGTACGTGACCGTAGGATTCGCCGTGATATCGACCGCACCCGAACTCGTGGTGCCGCTCGTGCTGACGTTCACCGTGCCGGTGCCCGCCGCGACCGTGTAGGTACCGAACGAGAGGACCGTCGCCGTGCCGCCGTCGACGCCCGCGCCCGTGACCGTGGCGCCGACGTACAACTGCCCGGAGGCCGTCGCGCTGATCGTCAGGACGCCCAGTGCCTGCGAACCCGTGCCGGCGAATACGCCGCCCGTGGTGCGAAGCGCCGCTTGAATGATCGTCGCCGCGTTCGAGAAGCTCGACGCTGCCGACAAGTCGATGTTGGCGCTCGTGATCCCCTGACCGTCGACCGCGATGGCGAGCGTACCGGAGTACGTTTGCAACGTCGCGAGCGGGAGATCGGAAATGTTGCCGCCGCGCAGGTAGGCCGCAACGTTGCCGATGGGCTGCTGCACGAAGAAGAGCGTACCGGGCACCTGCGTCGAGCCGATAAAGCCGTTGAAGTAGACCGACGCAAGCGCGGCCTCGGCGGAGTTCGGCCCGAAGAAGTCGGCCACATCGCCGGCCGTCGCGAACCCCATCACCGTATCAATGGGAATCGCCGGGTTGTTGTCGACCCAAACCGAATTCAGCGAGAGGTCGCTACCGCCGGCACCAAGGACGCCCGGGAGGACGTTCACTAGCTGCGATGCGGGGATTGCATTAGTCATTGAAAATGCTCCGACAGTTGGGCGGGCCCATAGATTAGGTTAACAAAAAGCATCACGGCGGGTAAGCCTCGTCGACGTTTATTAACGTCACGGGGCCCACGGTGTCCGCAAACTCGTTGGTGACGGTCACAATCGGGTTGTACTGGAACGCCGCCGTAAGCGCCCACCGGGGTTGGTACTGTTCCTCGGCCGTGGCGAAAGGAATCTGTCGGCCCTCGTCGGCCCACAGGGGTTGCATGGTTGGCGCGAGCGCATCGCACCCGTACTCGTCGCGAAGAAGCGTGCAAAGAATATCGTTCCACGCCTGCGCCTGCGTCCCGTAGCAGTCGATTTGAATATCGACGCGCGTGGACTTCTGGTAGGTCTGTTCGGTCGGCGCCGGGTCTGTCTTGTCCCAAAGGTCAACCGTCGTCGCGAGGCGAAGCGTGGAAAGAATCGTCATAACGACATAATCGCCCACCGGGGTCGGTACGCGATTGTCGAGACCGACGATCACATTTCCCGCCGCAAGCGTCAGCGTCGTCGCGATAAAGTCGCCGAGTGACTTGTAGATGTCCGCCTGTACGATGTCGATTGACGCGCTCACGGCGTGTCGACCTGTAACGTCACGGCTACATGGCTCCAATCCGGCCAAGTCTCGACGACACCGACCACGAGCCACACGCGCGGATCGCCGCCGGGGACCTCGGGAAACGTCAGCAAGTCGCCGCCCTGCACGTCGACGCGGTTCACGCCTTGCTTATTGCCGTAGCAGTAGACCGAGCGCGTGATGCCTTGCAGGTTCTGATACTCGGCCTTTTCGAGCGCGGTGCCATTCAGCGCCTGTACCTGCACCGGAATGTCGGCGGTGACGTAGGTCGGCGCACGCGTGTAGTCCGCGTTGCTCGTTGAGCCGGTCGACTTCGACCACGTGGCGATAATGTCCGGGTTAACGGTCGTGATCGCTCCGCGCACCATGCCGTGCAGGTTCATCGCGCCGGCACCTTGTCGACTTCGTAATCGACCGCGCGCAGCATCGTACTGGTGTCAATCAGCGGCTTGTCGAATCCCTTTTCCTCGACGGTCCGATCCGAGAGCTTCGGCGACACGAGTGCTATAATCGACTCGCGAATGTCACCCTGCATCACCTCGCCCATGATGCCGAGCACGGCAGGGATATCGAAATTCGCCGGCTTCACGAGCGCGGCGAGCGTATTGCCCCACTCGTCGGACTTGTCCGCGATGGCGTTGCGAAAGAACGGCCGAGGGGGCGCCGTCTTTGTACCAAACTCGTTCCAGAACGCGACCTGTGCGACGGCAAGTGGCGTGCCTGTTTCGCCCTCGGGAACCTCGCCCGCTTTGAAACGTCCGGCCTTGCCCCGCGTCGCCGTCGTAATCCGGCGCCCGACGACCTTGCCTTTTTTCTTGACCTTGACCTTTTTGCCCGGCGGATACGTCGAGCCCTCAAGGAACCCCACACGAACGACGCCGCCGCCCCCGATCTTGTCGGCGAGCTTCGCGAGGTACGCGTTTAGTTTGTCGCCGCCCTTGAGACTGAGGGACTGGGTGGCCACTTACGAACTGCCGCCGTTCCAACCGGGGTAGCCGTTGCCGAGTGGACCGAGATTCGAAAACGGGCCGACGCAACCGCACTGGGGTGCGCCGATGTAGACGGCCGTGCGGTATTGCGCGGTCATTTCCCAGTAGAGCGCACCCCACTTGGATTGAATGTAGAACGCTTCGCTTTGCGTGACGTTGCTCGAATACTCCGCCGACACGCTGACCGAGCCCTCGGTCGCGGAATTGATCCGGCCGACGATGCCGGGCGGAGGCGTCAGCGGCGGAATGCCGTTGGTCAGGAACGTAAGGTGCGCGGTGAGGAGGTCGAGCAACGTCTCACGCGTGTTCGCGTCCATGACGCGCGAGCCGCACGAGTTGTTGAGCAACACCGTGGCACGATTGAAATTGAAAGTCAGTTGCGCCGCAGGCACCGCCGCGAACTCGGGGTAGTGGTTCGCATCCGTGAAAATCGACGGATCAAAAACCACGATCCCCCGAGTGATCGGTGTCGGTGCACACGGCGCAATGGGCATCAGCGTGTCGCCTGCCGGACTTTCGCCATTGCGCCCTTGTCCTCCTCGACGCCCGACGGGAGCTTGTCGGGGGACAGGCGCTCAAGCCCGTTTTTCTGTTCCGAGTGGTCGAGCGCGCGGGCCTGCGCCTCGGTCGTGTTCTTCATCTTGAACACGAGATCCTGACGCGCCCACGGCAGCAACTTGTGCCGTTCGTACCACGCATCGAACGTCGCTTCGTCGACGCCCTCGGTGATGCCGAATCCGCCAACGACGATGGCGCTGTTGGAACCCTTGAGGACGTGCTGACGATACTCGGCCGTGCCGGGATCGCCTGCGTCCATGACGATTCCGTTAGGTAGTTTGCAGCCGACTGAAACTGTGCTCACGATGGGTAGACTCCCCAAGTTGAAATAATAGCGAGTTGCCCCGGCGCGGCGCTGCGAATCACGGTCCACCGCGTGGGGATGGCCCCGGCAGCATACCCCGAGATCGCAGACCCGTCGATAGGATTGGCATACACCTTGTCGCCCTGCGACGCACCGCCGGGGAAGCGCATGAAGAATTCACCGTTCGTTGCCGCCGTCACGGGCAAGCCCGTGCGAAGCCACCAACGGCCACGGTCATAGTAGATTTTTTGCCACGTGCCAACGACGGGCAGCACCAAGCCAATTGGCTGCGACTCGTCGACCATCGTGTTTGAAATGGTGCCCGCTTCGATATCGGCCCAACCGAATTGACCGACGGCCACGCCGGGGCTCGGACCCGCAACGAGTCCACCGGGGCCCGCGAGAATTTGCGTGCGCGTGTTGTAACTCGCAAACCGGCCGTCTTGCCCGTCGAGGAATTGCTCCGTAAATTGCATCACCGTCGCGCCGACGATGCCGGTTTGCAGCGTCACGGTCGCGCCGGTCAGGTCGACCGTGACATCGCCCGGGGTTCCGGCGCTAATGATTCCGGGCGTACCGACGATCCCCGCGCCTTGCAGGAACGCGACGACGCCCGGGACCAACTGGCCGCCCGCAAGCGTGATGACCGCGCCCGTGAGCGAGACCGTCACGTCGCCGCCCTCGCTCGCGGTCACGGTACCCGGGAGCGCGGCCATGCCCGAGCCCACGAGGCCGATACCGAGCGCGGCGGCGAGGTGCCCCGGGCTCAGGGTGATGGCCTGCCCGGACAGCCCGATGGTGACGTCGCCGCCCGCCTGTACCCCGACATTGCCGGGGCTCGCCGTAACTCTCTGTCCGGCCAGTAGGGCGCCTATCGCCGCCGTGATGGTGCCAGCGGACGCGGCGAACGGTGAGCCCGTCAGCGCCTGTTCTAGCCCGCTTAGGAGCACGCCGGGGCTCGCGACAATCGAGGCGCCGACCAACGGCAGCCCGAGCGACAACCCGAGTTGCCCCGTGGTCGACACGACCGCTTGACCTATCAAGCCCGTGTCGATTTCCGAGGTAAGCGTCCCGGGCGTCGCGGTCAGCGACTGGCCGATGAGTAACTCGCCGACCGCAAGCGTCAACGTCCCGGGCGTGGCCGCTAAGCCCGCGCCAGTCAACCCGACGACCGACGCCGGAGCAATCGCGCCGGCTGACGTCGCCACGCTCGCGCCAGTCAACAGCGGCGCGACTCCCACGCCCACCGTGCCGGGGGTTGCGGCCATGCCGCTCCCGGTCAGCGCCTGCGCGGGCGAGGAGACGACCGTGCCGGCCGCGCTCGTGATCGCGCCGCCCACGAGCGACGTATTGAGGGCCGTCAGCAACGCGCCGGCTGCGCTCGTGATCGCGCTCCCGGCGAGCACCGCCGCAACCGCCGATGCAACCGTACCCGCGCCACTCGTGATCGCACTCCCCGTCACGCTCGGCGCGAGCGCGCGGCCGACGGTCCCGGCCGAACTCGTGATCGCGCTACCCGTCAGATTGACCGATGTGCCACCACTCGCGAACTTGAATGTTGCGAGGACGCCAGCCCAAGAATCCACATTGCCGCTATTGACCGACCACGCTGCCTTAGCGTTCGGCGTTTCTTGCGCCGACAAAACTATATAGCCGGACGCTCCCGCGATGAAGGTATTACCGTCGGTCTGATTGGCAATCGTCGTGTAATTCGTCGGGCCATTCGTATCGGTAAACGTGATTGTGCTTGACGAAACGGTCGTGTCGCCCGAAAACACGGAAACAAGCAACTCGCTGGCCTGCGCCGTCGAACCGCTACCCGTCGTGGTGACGGGCGAGGCCGTGGTCGAAGTGGCTCCGCCCGAGCCGGTGATGTCAAGATCCCCGGTAGATAGCAGCCCGTTGACTTCGGCAATGCCGCACGTGATGTCATACGCGCCAGACCCGGTTGCCCGGGCTGCGGTGATCGTCAGCGCTTGACCACCCGCAACGCCCTTGGCCGTATAGATCGCGCAACACGCATTCGTCGTCTGAAATTTCGTGACGCGCGCGGTGTAGGTGTTGCTGCCGCCCGTCTTGTTGTCGGTAACGGTAAACCCGGTGCATGCATCGGCGATGATAACAACGACAATGTCGTTACCCGCCGTGACCGGCGATGCGAACGTGGCGGTATCCGGGTTGGAGTGGTGGCCCGCTCCCGCCGCAACCTGAATTACACCGGACATGGCCGCCCGTTAAGAACGGCCTCCCGTTACGCCAACTGAATCAGCGCGGTCCCCGCAGCGTTCACCGGCATCGTCAGCGTGAGGTTGCCGGCGGTGATCGTGGTCCCGCCGAAGGTGTACACCGCGCACGCCTTGTTGCTCTGCGTGCTGTTGTACAACAACATGGTGTCAAACGACGTCGTGAGCGTGACCGTGTTCCACACGAGGTTCGCGCTCGGCGTCCAATAGGCGGTTGTGCCGCTCGACGTGGGCGCCGTGGCGTTCGTGACGTTCTGGCCGCCCGCCGTGTAGCCCGTGCCGCTGACCTCGCCCGTGGCGCTGTACGCGGTCGTGGTCGCATTCAGCGTCGCGCTGGCGAGGAAAAGCGCCGACTTGAACGTATCCGCGCCGGTACCTCCGCGCACGACGGTGGTGCCAAACGCGTGAACGCCGTTCAACAGATCCACCTTAAAGGACGTGCAAATCGCTTGGGTGTTCGACATTGCCTTACGCTCCGAGTGTTCCTGTGGCTACGCCGACGACAAGCGCGCGCAGTGCCGTAATCCATCCGTCCTCGCGGACCATTTCACCGCTGGCCGTGTACCAGCGGGTCATGATCTTGCAACAGTTCGGCAAATCCTCCGCCATGTCGCGCACGGTCAGGTCACTAATTTTAATCAGCCCTTTTTTCGTGAACGCGAAGCCCTCTTCGCGCTCGAACCCTGCCGGGCGCAGCGCGTTGTCGGAACGCTCGGCACGCACCATGTCGCCGACACGTCCCACGACTTCACCCTCGGGCGTCCGCATTTCGCGGTTGAGAGTGTAGACGCGGGACATGTGGCGATTATTCGGCAGCCATTCGACCAACGTCTGAATATTCAGAGCGTCGAGCGGAATGGAGCCGATTTGCGTGTCGACGCGTTCCATTCGCGCGTCAAACTCCGATCATCGAGGCGATGGCGAACGGCCGGAAGAGGATCGCACCCCACGTGGTCTGCGACTTCTTCTGCTTCCACGAGGACGAGTCAACCACCGTGGCGTGCGCGCGAAGCTTCTCGCCGAACGCGCACGTGACCGTTTCCTGACCGTCGATTTCCTCGACAATCAACTGCACGAGCTGGCCGGCCGTCGTGTTGTACTCGACGGCGGTCTCGACGCGCATGGCCGGAAAGTTCTTCTTCAACTGATCGTACACGTTGACGTTGAACTCGTTGGTCTTGTTGAGCGCCGGGGCAATCGTCGGCGACATCGTGAGGACCATCGCCTGTTTCGCGTTGATCGTGCCGTTCGCCTGCGACTGCGCCTGCACGAACAGCCGACGGATGTCCTCGTAGATTTCCTCGGACGTGGTGCCCGCGAGGTTCCACTGAGCCGTTGGCGCGATGCTCGCGTAGAGCGACGGGTCATTCAAGAGCCCGTAGTTCTGCAGGTTCGCGATGCCGAAAAAATAGGACTGGTTCTGAAACTTGTTGAGGAGGAGCACCGACGCGATGTTGACGCGCGACGCCCAATCCACTTTCGCGAGACCCGCCATTTCGAGTTCGCGTTCGCCCCACTGCGAGAACGTCTGATAGACGTACTGCTGCCGCTGCGGGAAGTTGAGGTTGACGTCCACCGAGCCATTGGCATTGTAGTCGCCGTAGCTCGACACTTCGCCGGTCGACTCGACGACCGGGAACGTGGCGACCGTCGAGGTCCAATCGCCCTTCTTCGTCTCGCCCGCAATCTGTGCGGCCATCATCGGCGACACGAGAACCTCGATCAACTTCGGGTCAAAGTAGTTCGAGAGAAACGCGGGAATGCCGGCGTTGCTCTGCGTCACGAGTTCCGGCTGCGCGTCGAACGCGAGGCGGTAATCGTGCGAAATCCCCGGCTTGAGGAAACCAACCGGCCCGTAGTTGTCGCTGAACGACAGGCCGATGCGCGCCGCGAGGTCGCGCAGAATGGCGGGACCGTGACCGGCGTTGATCGCCGCGTCAAATGCCACCGCGTCGAAAGCTCGGTCAGTGTGAACGCGCATTGTGATTAACCCCAAGTAGAGATTTGGGCGAGGTGCCCCTGAGTGGAAGTCATAGCCACGGGTCCGAGAGCCGGTCCCGTGTCCGTCGAATTGGTGTAGTAGGTTCCTGCACCACCGGCCGAGCCGGACACCTGAGCGATGATCGTGAGGTTCGGATTCACCCCGACCCCGCGCAGCACCGACCCAATCTGAATGACGCCGGTCACGCTCGTCGTGACGAGGTTTCCGTCAGTGAGCGTGCCGGTAAACGACGCGTCCGCGTACACGGGCGAGTCAACGTAGAAGTTCGTTTCGACGCTCGACGCGGCGACCATCGTGCCCGAGCCGACGACGGTGGTACCCGTCGTCTGGTACGTGCCGGTGCCGCCCGTGCCGGACAGAAACGCCGTGATGCGCACGCCCGCCGGCACCGTCGCGCCGTTTGAGCCGATCACGTCGCCGACCTTGAGCGCGCCCGAGGCGACGGCCGAAACGGTCAGGATGCCGGTCGAGGCGAGCGCGGCGGTAAACGCCGCATCCTGCGTCGAGGCGCCGGCAGCTGCCGCGTACACCGAACCGTCGACGTAGTTGGCAAAGACCTTCTGCCCAACCGTCGCGCCGAGCGGGAACGAAGCGTAGAACGAGCCACGATCAAAGAGCGTGACAATGTTGCCGCCCTCAATCGCAAGTTCGTCGGCCGCGAGCCACGGCACGATAACCGCGTTGTTTTCGCGGTGCACGAAACCGATTTTCGCCGTCGGCGAGCCGAAGAACGAGGACGATGCGAGGTTGCTGCCGCCCTGTTCGCCCCACGCGAAGTGGCCGACAATGGGGGACTTGGTGCCGTAGTCAGCAACGAACCCGCCCGCGCGCGCAATCACGTTCATGCGCACGTTGGCGTCGGCAAAATCGCCCTGCGCGGCCGGCGCGGGCTGATTGTTGACGACGTTCTGAAATCCGTTCTTGACCGTGGACATGAGAGCCCCTTACCAAGTCGAAATGATGGCAAGCTCACCAGCGGCGGCGACGCTCTGTACTTTCCACGGGGTCGCGATTCCCCCCGTCGTAATGGACTCGGCCGTCTGTTCGTGCTGCGCGGCACCGCTCAACTGATAGGTGCCGATGCCGCCGGGCGTGCCAGTCAACTGTGCGGTGATCGCCGTGCCCGAGGTGATGCCCGAGCCCGTGATGACCGCGCCGACTTCGACGGTGCCCGTAGCGACCGCCGTCACGTCGAGGATCGTCGAGGAAGCCGTCATGGCTTCCGAGCCCTGATCGGCATGGGTCACGGTGTACGTGCCAGCGAGCCCGGGCGAGCCGGTCAACTGCGCGCCAAGCACCGCATTCGTGATGCCCGTGCCGTTGATGAGGTCGCCCGGGTGCAGGATGCCGGTCAGCGCCGAGACGGTCAGCACGTTCGCCGCGAGGACGCCCGTGAAGCTCGCACCCACGCTGCCGGTGAATGACGCCGTGGTCGTCGGGCCGCTCAGTGCGGCGCCCGTGCCCTCGTCGGCGTAGACCGTGTTGCCCGGCGTCGCGCCGCCCGCAAACGCGGTCCAGAAATCGCCCTGTGCGAAGAGGTCGAGCGGCAGGCCGCCGTAGACGGTATACGTTGCCGGCGCGAGGAACACGGTGATGACCGCGTTGTTCCCGCGCTTGAGAAACGCAATCTGGTACCCGGCCTTGTAGCTCTGCGACACGTCGCCCGTGTCGGGGTTGACCCAACAGAAGTTCCCGACGGTCAGACCGCTCGGGGGCGCGACGTACTGGCCCGGCCCACCGATGGTGAGCACGCGCGGATTCGTGCCGTAGAAGTCGCCCGATTCAGCCGGGGCCGGCTGGTTGTTGACGACATCCTGAAATCCGAGGGTGGTAGGACCGGACATGTTGATTCCTTACGCCTGCCACGTCGAGATTTTGCCGACCTGTCCGCCGCCGAACGTCAGCGTGGTCGACGTGACGGGAATCAGCGTGTTGGTCTGATACGTGCCGTTGCCGCCCGTGCCGCTGACCGCCGCCGTGATGTACGTCCCCGGGGGAACGCCAACGCCCGTGAGGTACTGGCCGGCGGCGAGCGCGGGGCCGGTGACGCCACCCGAGACCGTCAACAGCCCGGTGTTGTCAATGACGCCCGTCGCCGTCGCGTTCGCGGCGACCGTGCCCGCCAGCGTGAAGTTCGTTGCGACCGCGTACGTGGCGTTGATCGTCACGCCCGCTGCGGCCGGCACGGCCTGATTGAGATTGTACGTGCCCGTGCCGCCCGTGCCCGAGCCGAGCGACGCGATGAACGTGCCGGCCGGAACGCCGGGGCCGGTGATGACCGAGCCCACGCCAAACTGCGCGGTCGGTGTGCCATCGGCCGTGACGTTCATCAACGTCGTCGCGTTGAATGTCGCCGTGGCCGCCACGGTGCGCGTGATCGTCGGCGCGCCTGCAACCGCTTCGCCCGAGGCGGCGAGTGCGTACACGGTCGCACCGATGGCGCCGCCCGACGCGAAGAGCGCCCAGAACTCGCCCTGATTCATCAACGAGACTTCGTAGCCGTGCGGCACGGTGCGCCCGCTGCCCTGCAGGAAGTCCGTCAACAGCGCTTGCTGTTCGCGGTGACAGAAGCCGACCGACGAGCCTTCGGTAAAGTACGGGTTTGCCTCGCGCGCGCCCGGAAGCTCGCCGTTGTTGACGAAGTTGAAAACACCGACGCGCGAGCCCGAGGGGCCTGCGACAAGCTCACCGGGGCCGGCAAGGAACGATGCGCGGATGTTCGAGCCCGCGAAGTCGCCCGCCTCGGCCGGTGCCGGCTGGCGCTGCACGCTCTGCTGAAAGGTTCCGTTGCCCATGTCTTGCCCCTAGAGAGTTGACGGCGTGCGAATCAGGCCGCGCGGATGGCGCGCAGTCCCGGAATCGCCTTGTCAATCGACGACACGGCCGCCGAATCGTACGCGATGCCGTCGCCGTTGCCCGAGGGCTTGGCGGCCTTCGCCTTGTGCGAGTCGAGCGCCATGCTCACGAGCGCCGGGTAGGCGGAGGCATGGACGCCCTCGACCTTGACGCCGACCTTCTTGAGCGCGAACGCGTAGACCTCTTCGGCGCTGTCGAAGGCGACCTCGCCGACGAGCGGCGCAACGACCTTGCGCGCCTCGAACAGCGCGGTGACGCGCTTCACGGCATTCGACTCGGCGGCACTCGCCGCGCTCTTGATTGCTGCGTCCATCGCTTTCGCATCCTTCGCGGGGTTGGGGGCGCCGCCCTCGGGCGCACGTCCGGTCGACGGGTCGCCCTCGTCGCGGGCCTTCTTGTCGGCAGCCTTTTTGTCGGCCGCGACCTTGGCGTCAGCGGCCTTGCGGTCGCGAGCCTTCTTGTCCTTGGCCTTGTCGGCCGCTTCCTTCTTTTCCTCGTCGGTCAGCGAGTCGCACGCCTTGCCGTCCTTCGCCGACTTCTCGGCCATGAACGCGTCCTCTGCGCTCTTGCGCTCCTCGGGCGTAAGTTCCGCATCGGCGGCTTCCATTTCCTCGGCGGCATCAATCGCCTTGTCGAGCGCGAGGAGTTCAACCGAGGGGAGCGCGGCGACGAGAGCGGCAACGAGATTTGAGCGGCGCATTTTTGAAAGACTCCGGGGTTTTGAATCAGCAACCAACACGTCGGGGCCGGCTCGGCCTTCCTCGACGAGCGCGACATGATTGCCGCGAATGTTCCGCATGACGCCATCGTAGCTTTCGCCCGTTGACGTGACGCCCGAGACCATATCCGCATCGTAGCGGTACGCGCAAGACAATTCGCGCGTGGCCTCGCTCTCGACGCGCGCGATTGCATCGGCGGTCCACACGCAAAGTGAGCCCTTGAGGAACGGCGCGTCGAAATGCACGTCGCTGCCAATTGACCCGCACACCATTTCGGGGCGCGGATTTTCCGCGTTCACGCCGACGTGCGTCACGAGCAAGGGGAGGTTGTTGAATGTCGAGGCGCCCTTTTCCAACTCGACCGGATCGCGGTAGAGCCGATAGCGCTTGTTCGGGTCAAGCCCGAGCGCCTGAGATTTCGGGATCTCACGACCCCAATACTCGTTGACGGCGGCCTTCGACAGATTGGTCAGCGCGACGTGCAGACGGCCGTCGGCGTCGACGGAGCGGTTGCTCTTGCTATCGAACCCGAGACGTAGGACGGCGCTCACGGGGGGACATAATGCAGTCCGACAGCGCGCTATGTCAAATGCCGAGCGGGACTACCGGTTTCGAGACGCAACGACAGTTGATGAGTTCGCCCGGCCAGACGTTCTTGCCTTCGTCCGAATCGTACATCCCATCGGCTGTTTTATAGACTTTCCCGTGCATCGCCACGTGCGTCGGACGCGGCGTAATACCGGCGTGGGAGTGCAACCATATCGCTTCGGTGATCCCCAATTCCCTGCGCCGCACGTTTTCCATGACCGCCTTGGCTTTGGCGTTTTGGTCACGAGCGATCAAGGCCGCCCGGCGCCGGCCGACCTTGTAGTTTCGCTCGATACTCTGCGCGAGCGTGTACTGATCGCCACCACGCATCACGCTAGACCACACCGACGTTTGCACGTCCTTGAGGTATTGCGCCGGAATCGACTTGATGAGGTTGACCTGTTCCGCCCGCACCGTGCGGTACGCCTCGACACTTGCGACGGTCGGTTTGAATTTGACGGTAAAGCCCGCCTTGCGGAACGCGTCACGCATTGACGCGTCGGTGTAACGGTAGTTTTTGATCGCGAACTTTTTGGATAGCTCATCGCTCATGTCGTTGAGCTTCTGAGTCCACAGGTCGCCCCACTTCGCGAGCGCGCGACGTAACGCCACGGTGGGCGAGGCATCCGTGCCAAAGCCGATGGTGGGCTCGTTCCGCTTCCACGCCGCTTGCAAATGCAGCAAGAGCGAATCGTTCATGTCCTCAAGGACACGCGTCAGTTGCGTGCGGTACCACGCCTCGATAGCTGCGCTCGGTCGCGTGGCGTCCGCGACCGGTTTATTTATCGGCCGCAGTCTTGCCATTCGGCTTCGCCTTGGGCTTCGGCGCACCGGGGAGCGCAGCCGCAGGGGCAGCGCCCGGCGCTACGGGCTCGCCGTTCTCGTCAAGATCGGGTAGCTCGGGCTCCGGCGCCTCGCCCTCAAGGTTCGTGTAGCCCGACAGCGGATCATTCTTGATTCGGTCGCGCTCTTCGTTGTTGTCGATAACGCCCGCGTTGATGTACGCGACGCCCGCCTCGGCGTCCGACTTGCGCTGTTCGGCAAGCTCTTTCGCCGTCAGCGCGTCGAGCGGCTCGAACATGAATGAAATGTCCGGGTCGACCTCGCCGAACTCCGATAGCTGAATGATTTCGAGTAGCGTACGAATCGGATCGCGGAGCACGGCCTCTTGCTGCGCGTTGATGTAATCGTAGAAAACCTGAATCTCGCCCTCGCTCGACGCATTCAGGCCCGACGGCGTGATGCCCGTGAGCTTCACGAGCGGAATGTGCGTGGGCGCGGCCATGTGCTCTTGCGCCTGCGCCTGTAGCTCGCTGAGCCCCGAGAGCGGCACCGCGATCTGGTCAAGCTCCTCTTGCTCCTTGTCCGCGAGGAAGAGCCCTTGATTGTCGCGCATCTGCGTAAAGAGCTTCGCGCGACCGAATACGCCCGTGTCGGTTTTACCCGCCAGCGTCGCTTGCATATTCGTTTTGAGAATGATGATCGAGTAGTTGCGAATCAACTGGTTGACGGCCGTCACCGTCGAGAGCCAGCGGCCGACGTACGGCTCGATTAGCTGCGACACCGACATGCCGCCGAAGTTGAACGCGGGCTTGAGGATGTCCGGCACCGGGCGCGAGCAAATCGTAATGAGGCGCGAGGCGTGCGTGCGCTTGCCCATCACGTACCACGCGCGCGGCTTGAAAAAGTCGGGCTCGGTCGGGTCAAGCGAATCGTACGTGTACGGCGTGGTCCAAATCGGTTCAATGACCTTGAACCCGAGGAGCGAGTCCTTTTTGATCGCCGCCTTATCGACCACAAGCGGCAATTGGCGGCCGACGTCGTTGGTCTGCCCGGCGATACGCGGGTAAATCTGCGCGCGCCCGAAATACTGATCGTGTTGCAACATCAGCCGCACGTGGCCGCGCAGGTTGAACCGCTCGCACGCCTCGGTTAGCTGGCGGATCTTGTCGGCCTTCTTGCCGCCGTCCTGAGTCGTGAACTTGATCCACTTGCGCACCATTTCGTCGGCGATGGTCTCGACCGGCGCGCGAAATTCCGACTTCTGTGCAAGCTCCGACAGGTACGCATAGCCCGGAAAGCCGATCCCGCAATTGAACTGGTTGGCGTAGCTGTAGAACGGCGCCATTGCCTCGCTGTCGAGCGCGAGATACACGCCAAGCTCGGCCGGATCGTTTTTCGGTGCGGCCTGCGCGCGGCGCGTGTTGCCGTTGGGGATCACACCGGGGAACAGTTCGGGCGCCCGGATCGGCCATTTTTTCTCGGCCGGTGGCGGATTCATCGCCGCGAGGAATTCCATCATTTCGGAAATGTGCGTCGGCTCGCGCGTGGCGGGCACGAGTCGGACGGCGGACTTGCTCATTTGTTGGGTTTCCTCTCGCCCTTGCAGCCGACGAGCACCCCGTCGACTAAATGACCGTGCCAGTAGCGGCCGCTCTCGATATTCGCGTGTCGAATCGACGGCGTGAGCGAGGGCCGCTCAATCGAACCGTTCCAGTTCCAACGCGGATGTTCTTTCAGTGGCGGGTTGCCGCCCGGCGGCACGATGTCAATGCACGCGGTCGACACGCCGCCGTCAGCGGTCGGCAACGTGAGCCACAGACAGCGCAAATCCTTTTCGTCCACGCCCTGATAGCTGCCGAAATAGCAGTCGCCCGCCTCAAGCGTTGGCGGTCGATACTCTTCGTCCTCGTCGTTCCAACTACCGCGCAACGCTTCGTATGCGGCCCAATCCGCGATCACCTGCACCGGCACGTCGCGATTCTCAACAGCGATGGTGTCGGGGGCGACGACCGGGGCAGGCGCCTCGGCGCGCGAGGGGTGCGGCGGCGTGGGCGCTGGCGGTCGCCCGAGTTGGTTGACGTGTTGCTGTCCCGTCGGCGGGATGCGTCGTTGCGGTTGGTTTAGATACAGCGGAGCGCCACGGGCCGGGCGTGGCGTGCGGTGCGACGGCATGGTCAGCCCTCACTGAGTGTGCGGCGAGGGTATCAGCAACGACGGGTGGATCGCCAGCGGGAGGCGTTTCGGTGCGAAAACCATCATGACCGCGTCGGCGAGGTTCGGCGACGCCACGCCCTCGGGCGATTTGTCGACGACGATTTTCCCGGCCGTGTTGAGCTTGTACGTGGGCTGCGATAGCTCGACGCAGAGTTTCGAGCGGTATTTGAAACCCGAGGCGATGCTGATAATGGCGTCGCGGTCGTACGGCTTGCCGTTTACGGCCTTGAACGTCTCGGCGAAGCGGTAGCGGAGCGCCCACCAGCATTGCGCCTTGCGGTTCGCGAAAAAGTCTTTGTTCTTGCGGTCTGTGTTGGGCACGATCATTTCGGGATCGAGCACTTCGGCCGAACCCCGGAACGCGTCGACGTCGAGTTCCTTGCGCTCTTCGGCCGCGCGGGCCTCGTTGATAACCCGCGCATCGCCCCGGCACGAGGCGCCGAGGCCGTCGCTGTCATAGCTGAATCCGGGGAGCTTCGCGGCGTCGGCCAACGCAAACGCCTTGACCGTCGTCCCGAAAATGTCCGAGCCCGCGCCGCTCCACTCCTCGACGCTCTTGAGCAGGATGCCGTGGCGTATCGCAAACGCGTTCTTGTCGCGCCCCTCGTCCGCGACGTCAAGCGCCGCCTCTTCGATACCGCTCGGGTCGATACCGAGCCGAATGTGCGCGTCAACGGCCGCCGCGACCCAAACGCTCGGGATGACAACGCCCTCGACGGACGCGGCGTAATTGATCTCATATTCTTGAGCCCACACCACCGGATCTGTGTCGGCCTGTTTCTTGTCAATCCACTCTTGGGTTTTGCGCGGGTCGTCGCGGTAGTGAAACGTAAACTTTTTGATCGTGCCGCCGTGCGCCTTGGTCGCAAACGGGTTGGCCGTACCGAACACGCTCGACATGTCGTGACGCGCGTCGGTGTTGCCCGCCAACGATGCGTCGATTAACTGCGGGCGTTCGAGGTGCGCCGCCTCGTCAACGAAGTAGAGCGACGACCGTCCGCCTCGGCCGATGTTGTCGCCCGCCTCGCCCGTGATCGCGCTCGACGTTGACGGAAACAGCAACCGCATGTGCGCACTGTTCCGCTTCACCGACCACTCGCCTCGAAACTCGCGCGGCAGGTATTGCGCGAACATCCGGCCCTTGTAGAACAGACAGTCCGGGTCGCCGCTGCGATCCACCTTGTCCTCCTTGGCCGAGCCGAACCCGATCTGTACGTCGCGGTGGAATAGGCAGAGCGACACGGACAGCGCCATCGCGAGCCAGCTAATGCCGACGTCGCGCGACTTCTCGGTCAGTGCGGGCTCTTGGTTGCGCCAGCATTCGAGCGAGAACTCCAACCACTCGATTTGACGCGGAGTCAGCACGAAGGGCATGACCGCTGGCCGGCCCTTGGCGATCACGCGCGGGTCGACCGTTACGCCCCAGTCGTTGATGAATTGCGCGATGTTGTCGCGGTAGAACGCGCGGAGCTTCGGTAGCTCGCCCGGATTCTTGCGCACGTGCGCGAGGCGCCGCGAGCGCTCGACGAATATGGGCGTGTACTGCGGGTCAGCCCAGTTGATCGGCGTTTGAACGAGAAGGGACATTGTTTAGTCCGGGTTACCGACTCCCGGGCCCGTGTTTGTTGCGGGAGTTTACTGCCGATTTCACTCGGCTACCCCGGGCGGCTCGCCGTCACTTTACCATCGCGAGGTAGGCGGTGGAAGCGGTCACGGCCGACACCTCGCCGTCAATCACGTTGGCGTCATTCGGGGTCGGATTCAACGGCGTCGGATCGTTGCCGAGCAATCGCATCGCCTTGCCCAACGACTGACGCGCGGCTTCCTGATCGTGCAACAACACTTCCGTCGCGCCGAACCGATCCGTACGCACGCCCTTGAATAGCTTTCGCGCGGCGCCGGTCAACTTCGTCGTGTCGGCAATGATCGTACGTCCGATGCCGTCGCCGTAGCAGTGCGGACACGCGCCGTTAGGTTCGAGTTGAGAGTTGAAGCCGAAGCCGCCGCTAAAATCGGGGGGCGCTTTCGGTGGGATCATTTCCGCATTCTTGGCGCACGCGTCAATCCACTCTTGCATGTCGCGCCACTGATACGCGAAGTTGACGCCGCGACAATGCCGGCAGTTCTCATGCACGTAGCGCACGATTTCGTTCGGATCGCAACGTGCGATATCTACCCAATCGTTGACGAGTTCCTGTGCCGCCATCAATGAATTTTTCGAACGTTCGATATTCAATTCGCGAAGCCTAGCGGCAACGTTCGGTGTGCGCGCATACGCCGCCGCACTATTCCAAATAGTCCGGGGCAACGTTGACGGACCGGGCTTGAACACTTCCCGGTACGCGAGCGAATAGTTCCCGTGTTCCGCGACGCGTTGCGCGAAGCGTTCCAATAACTCGGGCGAATCGTCCCCGAGCACAACGTTTGCGTATCGTTGAATTTCCACGGCCCCGAGAATCCCACGCGCAACCCACTAAGCGCAAGGCCATTTAGTCGGCCTAGCCCGGATGGAGTGTTCCCGAGGTTTACCACTTATAGAAACTGTTTATAAAGTATTATTAATTACCCCCATTCCTAATAACTTTTGCGTCTTTAAATAGTAATTGATAATTCTACATAGACAGTTTATAAAGGTAGCGAAACCGAGGAACACTCCTATGCCCGCAATTACGGATCGTCGCACGCAAGCCGCTCAAGGCTATGCGCGCTTCTATACTGGGAAACGTTGCATTCACGGCCACGATGCCGAGCGATTTGTGAGCAACGGCGGTTGCGTCGAGTGCATTAACGTCAAGCGTGCTCGCAAAACCACTGACGCCCGCAACGTTCGCTTTCCCGACAAGCCTTTTACGCTCGCTGCCGGACTCATCAAACCGGGCGAGGAATCGTTGTGGGACGAAATTTTTGAAATTTTGCGCGGCTGGACCAAGGACGCTTACCTTGCAGCCGTTGCGTTACGCAAAAACCGAGTACCGTGAATTTCGGGCGGCCTACGCCTCAACCGTTCCTTGCCCCCGCTCCGATCACGAGGCCCCCTAATGAGATCACATAGAATATACAGTTGGCAGACTTTCGACGGCAGCGAGCAATGGCGTTGCATCGTGGCCGCGTACTCGCGCGCTGACGCTGCGCGCAAGGTGCACAAGCTCCCGCATCAACTCTTCAACCTGAGCGAGACGTACAACCATACCGAGCGTAACGTCGCGATGCAGGCGCCGGGTACCGTGTACCGCTGCACCCTTGTCGACTCACTGAGGAGTGATGCGAAATGGTCTACCTGTTGACCCCCCTGTTCGCACTGGCGCTCTTCCTCTACTGCGTCGAGGAATTCGGAAAGTGGGATGAACGGGAATGGTTCGCGTGGCGGCCCGTGCGCGACGAGGACGGGAATTGGATATGGTGGCGCTACGTGGATCGTCGCGCCGATGGTCGCATAGTGAGGTTGCCCACCGATGTCGACTACTGACCACGAGAACGCAGAGACGTGCCTGCATTGCCAGCTATCGCAGGTCGTGCAGAAGTTCATCGCCGCGCAACCGCCGGGCACGTTGCTCGCCGCCGACGTTATCGAGAAAATCACCGAGACGCTCGGCGAGTATCTGGCCGTCACGTACGTGCGCCAGCACATGGACGTTGCGCACGGAATATCCATGATGTCGCACGCGGCCGAATCCCTCTCGGACGCGTTCAACCGCTTCGTCGAGGGCTATGCTGCGATGCAAGGCCCAACGAATTGACGAAACTGTGACGTAGGTCTTGACTTCGTTAACCGGGGGTGGGATACTAGCGCCACTTGAAAGGAGACCGCCCCATGTACCTCGCCACGATCACCAGCAAGACGAACACCCGCCACGCCTACGAACTCGAAGTCGAGGGCGGTACGGTCAAGGTCTTCGCCTACAGTCGTTGGGCCGCCCGCGTCCTCGCCGAAATGGCCGGGTACGTGGTCCGCTCCGTCAACATGGTGGGCTGAGTCATGATCCGCATTACGTTTACGCCCGCCGAGGTCGATTTCCTCACACATCGCCTCGCGGTGCCCTACGCCATCGCGGACGTGCTGGCCGGGACCGACGGCGGCGAGGGCCCGCTACTCAACGGCGCGTCGCACGAGACCATAGAGGAACGCGCGGACCAAGAGCGGTTACGTATCGGCCTCTACGCGTTCACCGATGTCGACCCGGCCGACACGCTTAGCTCGGCCATATTCCTCGACTGCATTGAGGGGTCCACGTGGCTCGCCGATGCGGGCGCGTACCTGACGCCCGCCGCGTTGCGCGTCGCCCGGGACGTGACCGAGTGCGCCGCCCGCAAGCTCGCCGAGGCGTTCAAGTGGCCCGTTGTACCCAAGTGCCCGGAGTAACAACCATGAAATACGAACGCGGTACGTGGCGCGTCGAGCGGGACTGTTGCACCGGCGGTCTGTGCGTTGATTGCCACGGTGGCCCCGACCGACTAAAGCTCTCGGGCAAGCGCCCGTCGCGTGTGGTGCAGGGCTCGGGGTACAGCGAGGCATACGCCAAGTTCGTCGCCTCGAATTGGTCGAGCTACAAAGCCGAGGCACTACCGTCATTGCTCAAGGTACGCATTGACGTGGCCCGCCGCGCCGACCGCAAACGGATAGCCGCTCTCACCAAGGACGCCACGGCTATTCTCGTGTCGCTCAACGCTACGCTGCGCACGTTCCGCGAGTGCATCGGCGCGGAAGCGTTCGCGGAGTTCCGCAAGGACAACAAAACCATTATCGAGGCGGTGCGCCTCGTCACTCTGCACGGAGACCCGGTGTCATGAACGAGAACGAACATAATGATTGGCTTGCTTCACTCAAGGTCGGCGACGAGGTGGTTGAATATGGTGGCTTCACGAGCAAGCCGATGTGTGTCAGTAAAATCGAGCGCGTGACGCCGACGCAGCTTATCGTCAATCGCGGCCGGTACTACCGCAAGAACGGCCGGCTCGTCGGCAGTGACCCGTACTGCCCGGGGCACATCGGCGAGGCGACACCCAAGAATCGCGAGGCGGTCGAAAAGCGGCTGATCGTGCAACGCGCGATTGTTTTTCAGTGGTCCACGCTCGACATGGTGGAACTACGCGCGCTCGACGCGGTGATGACGAGCGCTAAGGCGCGTAAGGTCAAGCCGTGACCCGCCCTGAACTCGGTTGGCTGTTGATCGGCCTCGGGGTCGGCTATGCCCTGTGGATTAACCATCACCCGGAGATCAAACGATGAGCATTGACACCCTCGACCTCGTGACGCGCCTCGCGCTCTACGCCGTGTTGGCGCTGATCGCTTACGGCTCGCTCTGCATCGTGATCGGGCCGGACTGGCTCGTGCGCCTGTGGTGCCTCGTGTTCGGCCACAAGCAACCGTACGCGGGGGTGGCTAACTGGCCCGTCGCAATCTACCGCTGTACGCGCTGCGGAAAGATCGTGAAACTTCTATGATCCCCTTTACCAACCGCCGCGCATGGATCGTCAACGAACTGCGCGCCGTGCGCGGCGCGGACATCCTCAATGCGGATTTCGTCGCGGGCTACGTGCTGTACACCGGGGCCAAGTACCACGTATGTGCGTACGGCGCGCACAAGTGCCCGCAACTGGGGCGCGACCTACGGAAATTGTACAAGCTCGGCGTCCTGCGACGTCGCCGGGCGAGTGTGCACGGCATGGGCGGCATGGGTTTCCCCACGTGGGTATGGTTTTATGAGGTGTCGCGATGATTCACTTCGATCCGATAACGGGCGAGTATCGCGACGCGGACGGCAACGTGGTATCGCGTGAGGAATTCATTGCCTCGGGTGCCGCAACGCAGTTCCGCAAAGACGTCGAGGCGGGTGTGCGCGAATTCCAGCCGAGACCGCTACGCCCCGGGGAGTCAGTCGCCGCCGTTCTCTTCGAAGGGAAGCCCGACTCGCGCAGCGCCGAAACGCAGCGCGCGGCGGACCGAATCATCGCCGAGGCTAACGAGCGCCATCGGCGAGAGCGCACGCCGGACAGTATCCGAGGATTACTACGCGCGGACCGGGTAGCGCGAGAGCGCGTACTGCACGTGACTGTCGGCACATCGGTCGACTTTCCAAATGGCGCGGAAATCCGCTTGCCCGACGGTCGGCTGATTGGCCGCGTGACAGGGCCGAACACAATCGGAGTCGTGGACTCGTCCACTATCGAACAGATCGA